GCGGCCACCGTGCCCTCGGCTTCCGTCGCGGTCAGGCGGTTGGCCACCGGCACGTACTGGAACTTCGAGCCGGCGTTGAAGGCGATGGTGTGCTCCATCTTCTTCACGAGGATGCCGCGCCAGATGCCGCACTCGCCCATGAACAGCGCCGTGCCCTTGGCCCACTTCTGACGCTGCTCCACCGCGGCCTGGAAGGCGCGCAGGTTGTTGCCCGCGCTGGCATCGGTGATGAGGTCGTTGTACTGGCCGGGGCTCAGGTACAGGCAGCCCTTGAGGGGGCTGTCATAGGCCTGATCGTCGCCGGTGATGCGCGGCGGCGGCAGCTTGGTGTCCAGGCTCTCCAGGTACAGGGCCAGGTTGTCCAGCGCCGCCAGGCTCCACTTGTCCGCGCTGTCGCAGGTCTGCAGTTGCAGGCCGCCTTGCACGAGGTTGGTGCCGTCGATGACGAGGTGCCGGTTGTAGGTCGGCGCCTTCACCGGGTTCACCATGATCTCGGCGAAGTCCTCATCGCTGGCCAGCGGGATGTCCCACGAGGAACCCGTCTGGAAGCCACGCGCGCCGGCCAGGTGGGTCAGTGCACGCTGCCAGATGAGGCGCGGGAAGTAGCCGGCGATGGCCGCGCGGGCGATGCGGCGCAGTTCGTGGCGGGTGCGCTGGCGGCTCATCTTGCCGCCGGCGTCCACGTTGAACGTGGCGAGGTCGATCAGCATGTCGAACGACGAAGAGCTCAGGCGCTTGCCTTTGCCCTCGGCGTTGCGGTCGCCCATGATGGGCTTGCCGCCGACGATGTTGAAGGCGTCGACCGTCACCTTGTCGCCCTTCGGGTCGGTGGACAGGTCGGTGATGCGCACGAACGGCATGTCAGCAGAGGTCTGCTGCTTCATGTTCGCTTCGGCGTCGCTCTGCTTCGGCGCGGGGCCGGTCAGGGCGTTGAGGTTGCCCGGGGCGCGGATCACCTGGGCGGTGACGGCCACGGAATACTGTTGCAGCGCGAGGTTCGAGCCGCGTGCGACGTTGGTACCAGACATGGTTCAGTTCCTTGAGGTTCGGATGGGTTGGTTCAGCCGAACTTGGCCAGGTGGTCCTCGATCTCCTGATCGGTCATCTCCTGCATGCGCGCCAGCATTCGCTGCGGTGGCATGCGGTCGAGCCGTTCTTCGGAGCCCGCGGCAGCACCGCCCTTCATGTCGCTCAGCGTGTTGGGCGTTTGTCGCGCCGCGCGGCTGATGACTTCTTGAGGGTCGGCCCGGTTCGGGGTGGTTCTGGTGGTGCGTTGAGGGGCGGGTTCGTCCTCGATCTGGATGTCGTACTCATCGGCCACCAGGCGCGCGACGTGCGCAAAGCGCTCCGCCATGGGCTTGCCAGCCCACTTGCGCGAGTCCGAAAGCACCACGTCCAGTTGCTGGGCGCGGCGGAACTTTTCGGGGTCGGTGGCTTGCCATGTGGCCAGGGCCGGCACGGCGTCGATGGCCGACTGCACGGGGTCGGCGTCTTCCTCGGTGGCTTCCTGGGCTGCAGGTGCCGCGGCGGTCTTGCCAGCGCCCTTCAGCGCTGCGAGCTCGTCACGGGTTTCCTTCAGCACCTTGGCCACGGCGGTAAGCGCGGGGAAGTCCTCGGCTGCATCGGCCAGCGCTTCGTCCAGGGGGTCGGCGGCTTCAGCGGCAGGCTTGCGCCCGGCTCTGAGGTCTTCGATCTCCTTGCGCAGGCGCTCGGCCTCCGCTTCGGCGGCCAGGCGCGCATCGCGCTCGCTGGCTTTATCGCGGCGGGCGGCTTGCAGCACCGCGTAGCTCAGCACCGTCTTCCCATCCTTGCTCAGCACCCCGGAAGGGTTGGCCGGCTTTTCGGGCGTGGCGGCTGCGGGCGCAGCGGCGGCGGGTTCCTCGGCAGCGGTTGCTGCGGGTGCGTTTTCGGTTCCCTCGCCATCGTCGTCGTCACCCTGGGGGGCGGCGGCGCCATCGGCGTTGTCGTTGGCAGCGTCTTCTTCGGCTTGTGCCGCGTCCAGGGCCGCCTCGTACTCCGGGGTTCCGGGTTCCAGTTCGTTCAGGTTCACTCTCACTCCTCATCCCGATTGACGGCCGGGTGCCAAGAACGACAAAGCCCGCCGGGATTGCTCCGGGCGGGCCTCGTGTTCGCCATCGCTGAATACCTCATCCACCCGGCGCGATGTAAGCCGGGCGGTGGGAACTTCCCCCTCTTACTCCCTGGCCGCGGGGGGCATGGCCAGGGACGAAACTGGTGTCAGGTCTGCGCGGCCTCGGCCAGCGCGGCCTCTAGGTCGGCGTCGCGGTTTGGCATGGCCTCTTCGCGGTCGATGTTGTGCAGGTCGCGCGCCACCGTGTGCCCGATCTCGCGGGCCTTGGCGGCGTTCAACGTCGCCACGGTGTCGGCCACGCGCACGTCGGCGGCCAGCTTGGCCACCTCGGCCTCGGTCTTCGCGTCTTCCAGGGCCTTGGTGCGGGCCATCATTTCCTGCTGCTGGGCTTGCTGCTGCTGCTGCTGCTGGCGGTCGCCGGCCACCGGCACGCCCTTGGCGCGGCGCAGGTCGTCGGCAATGGCCTGGCGGTTGCTCAGGCTGCTGCCTTCGATGAACACCGGGCCCAGGATGGCCAGGGCCTGCGGGTCGCCGCGGAAGGCCTGCAGCATCGTGGCCACCTGCTGCTGCTCCTGCATGCGGAAGGCCGGGCTGGTCGGCACGTCGCTCAGGCCCACCTTCACCGGCGCGTCCTTCACGCGGTTGATCGGCGCACCGGTCTGCGGATCCCAGCTGTTGAGCATGATCACGCGCTTGTTCTGGCCGGCGCCCATGACCACCTTCAGGTCTTCATCGAGATGGTCTTCAACGATCATCTCCAGCACCTGCTCGTGCACCAGCTTGCGGGCGAAGCGGTAGTTGTCGTTGAGCTCGCCCATGGCGACGATGCCCTGCTCGGTCAGGCTGTTGATGGCCACGCCCGAGGTCACGCCCTGCTGCGCCTGGCCGAGTTGGGTGCTGTAGACGCGCGGCACCTCTTGAATCAGCGCCTTGCTGTCCTGCATCACGTCCACCTGAAACGGCTCCATGCGCAGGCCGTTGGCGATCTGGAAGGCGTTGGCGTTGCGCCGGTCAGGGTTCAGCACCGCCACCATATCCGGGCGGTTCATGGTCTTGGTGATGTCGGCGATGTTGTTGTATTCCTCGTCCAGCGCGTCCGAGTCCGCCACCAGTTGCCGCGCCTTGAGCATCCAGTTGATCATCTGGCGGCGCTCGTTGTACTCGTCCTGCGGGGTAATCATCCCTTCGATCAGGCCGTAGGGCGTGCGGTCCTCGTCGTCGCGGAAGGCGAAAAACGGCACGTAGGGGAAGTGCCGGCGGCGCGTGCCCTGGTCCAGCAGGCGGTGCGGGCCAGCGAACAGGGCCATGCGCACCTGCCGGGTGATGGCGCGGCTGATCTTGACCGTGCCGCGGCTCACCGCTTCGATGTGCAGCGGGTTGGTTTCGTCGTAGGCCAGGCGCTTGCCGGGGCCGACGTGCAGCACCACCGTCTCGGCGGGCACCCGGTACCAGACTTCGTACATCTTGATGCGCTGGCGGCGCGTGTCGGCCCACTCGTCGCGGCGGATGCGCGTGCGGCGCTCGTTGCTGTAGCTGCGGTACAGGATGTTGTCGTGGTCCTCGGGCAGCGCGATGAGATCCCAGCCGTTCAGCGCCTGCTCAAGGATGCGGCGGTGCTCGGGCATCCAGGCGATGGCCTCGTCCAAGTCCATCCAGCGCTTGCGCACCAGCCAGCGGGCATCCTTCAGGCCCAGGTCGGTGGCGCGCATGTCCCACCAGATTTCCGAGCGGTGCACGTCGGTCACGCGATACGGGTAGTCCAGCGGGTCGGCCGCGCGGCTGACTTCCACCCAGCCAATGCCGCCCTTGACCTGGCCGGCGTAGCCGTTGCTCACGGCCATGTCGATGTTGGCCTCGCGCGTGGCCTCCTTGTGCTTCTTGCTGAGGACATCGGCCACGTCCTGAAAATCGTCGTCGTCGGCCTCGATGCGCACGTCGCTGCGCGCCTTGGCCTCCTGGCCCAGCACGCCGTTGACGACGCCGTGGATGAGGTTGATCTGGCGCGGCTCGATGCCCCACTCGGTGCGGATCTTGTGCTCGGCCTCGGGCGTGAGCTGCTTGCCCATGTCGTAGTAGGCATGGGCCTTGTCGCTGCGGTCGCGCCAGTCGGGTTGGCTCTCGCAGTCCGACACCAGTTCCTCCAGCGCGTGGAGCGAGTAGCCATCCTTGGCTTCGTCGCGGGCGCTGGCGGCACCGTGCTCGCGCACGGGCTTGAGGGGGCGGGTTTCAAGCTGCATCGTGGGCTTTCTCAGTCTTCCAGGCCACGGAGTTGGCGGTAGGCGCTCGCGCCCTTGGAGTTGTTCACGCGCGCCACTTGGATGCCGCTGACCACGAGGTATCGAGTTGCGTCCATGGCGTGGTCTTTCTCTTTGACGATGTTCCCGCGCTCGTCGCGCCGGTAGATGCGGTACTCGCTCAGCCAAGGCTTGAGGCTGCGAAACACCTTCAGCCGGCCGGTGGCCAGCCGCTGGTGCACCTCGTACAGGCCCGACTCGCGCGAGTTGTCGGCTTCGATCAAGGGCAAGCCCAGGTCGCGGTAGATCTGCAGCAGCTGCTCGCCGTCCTTCTGGCTGCGGCCGCGGCTGGCCGGGTCGATCACGCCGGGTATCCACTTCCCGCGGGCGTGGATGCCAGCAACGTGGGTGCTGGGCTCCTGCTGGCCCTGGTAGTGCAGGCTGTAGAGGTACAGGCAATCGGAATCGCGGTCCAGCGCGCCGAACACGGCCGCGGTGCAGTTCCAGCCCACGTCCAGGCCGTAGGCACGCGGCCAGTGGTCGGGGATGGCAAAGTCGTCCACCACGATCTGCTCTTCGGGCACGGGATAAATGGCCCCGCTGCCAATGCTCGGGATGCCCTTCGAGCGCGCCTCCACCAGGTGCGGCTCGGCGTCGGCCAGCATGCGGCGCTTCTGGTCGGCGCTCAGGTGTGGCACGTCATCCCAGCCGGCCATCACGATGCCGCGGTCGCCGTTGATGCCGCGGCGGCCATCGGGGATGGCGGCATCCTCACCCAGGTACTTGAGCACGTTGGGCGTCAGGCCCCGCAGCGGGGTGAACGTCTCGATCAGCAGCCCGTTCGTGGTCATCAGGCGCATAACGCACTCAGCCCGGATGCCCTCGTTGCTCTCCTCGTCCAGCCAGATGAGGTCTTTCTCGGTGCCCTGGAAGGCCTTGCGGCCCTGCTCGTAGCTCTTGAACGCCAGGCGAGACACCCCGCCGCTGATGTGGCGCACCTCGATGTAGTCCAGCGCCCCGTTCCCGTTGGGCCTGCGCACGGTGCGGATCAGGTCGTCGGCGGGGATCAGGCCGGTGCCGTAGTCGCTTTCCGGCCCCACCATCTTGTCTTGGATGATGTCCCGCACCGTTTCGTTCGTGTCGCCGGCCGCCCATGCGTCGATCGGCTTGTCGAAGCGGTAGCCAGGCCACCAGTCCGGGTAGCGCCCGGTCAGGTGCAGCGTGGTTTCGTACCCTCCCCCGCCCTCGGTCTTGCCCACCCGGTTGGCGGCCATGAAGCACCGGCTCGGCACCGTGGCGCCCAGCTTGAAGAACTCCATGTGCTGCACGTAGAGGTCGCGGCGCAGCGGTCCGGTGTCCGGGAAGTAGCTCCAGAGCTTGCGGCGCCGCGCCCGGCGCTCTCTCTCTTCCAGCAGTGCCAGCAGTTCAAGGCGCGCGGCCCGGGACTGCGGCAGTTGTTCAAGGCTGCATGCGAGCACGCAGGCGGGCCTCAATCTCTTCGTCGGACAAACCTTCCAGCGGCGCCTTGGGCTTGTCTTCCACGCCGATGCCGTAGGCCTCGCGCTCCATCGCCACAAGCACCCGCAGCGCCTCGGCCAGTTCCTTCACGCCCTTGATGCGCTGGGGAAGGCTGATGGCCTTGTGATAGGCCTCGTTCAGCTTGTCTTGGCCGCGCTCGTCGGGGTTGCGCAGCATCTCGCCCAGGCTCTCGAACACGTCCGGGTCTGCGGCTTCCGCCTCGCACTCGGCAAGCAGGCGGATCACCAAGCTGCGCATGCGGGTGATGTCGCCGCGGTGCGCCAGGCGGATACGGGCTTGAACCTGCGCCTCAACCTCAACCGTTTCCTTCTCGGTTGCCGCCGCATGTGCGGAAACTTCCTTGGCAACCAGCGCTTTGGCAACTAGCGCATCGGCCTTGGCTTTGACCTTGCCTTGAAGGTCGCGGATCCAGTCTTCAGCCTTCGCGCGCTTGTTGATGGCGGTGTGAGAGATGCCATGCTCGGCGGCGATCTCGCGCACGGACTTGGCGCCGACACGGAAATCCGTTTCGATACGTTCCCAATCCACTTGCTTGCGAGCCATCAGACCGTCACCTCAAGCAAAAGGGACCGCCCGGCGATCTCTTGAAGGTCGGCGGCAGAAAGCGTGAACCACTCGCCCCTGACGCGCTGTTCTGCAAACCTCCGATGCAGGCGCTGTTCCTCTGCGCGCATGTTGGGCACGAAGTAGGCGCAGGCGACGAACAGGTCAAACGGGCTGGCGCACTGGTGTGCGTCCATGCGGGCCGGGAAAAAGCGCGCCATGCCGATCTTGAAGTAGCGCTGGGGCGCGTCGAGCCCAATGACATAGACGAAACCAGCGGCAGCGTGCTCGTCAAGCTCGGAGACGCGCAGGCCGGGTTCGTCAGCCTTGGCGCGTACCTTGTCCTTCAGGTCGCGGGTCCAACCGTGCTGCTTGGCGCGCTTGCGGATGGCGCCCTCGGTGATGCCATGGGCGGCCGCGATCTCGCGGAGGGATTTCACACCGGCGCGGTAATCCGCCTCAATGCGCTCCCAGTCAACGGTCTTGGGGGTTCCCATGGTCAGGCGTGGCGCTTCAGGGCTTGCGCTCGCGCAGTTGATCCACCCCTCGGCGGATCTCTTTCATGTCGCCCTTGATCTCCAAGATGGCGTTGCCGGTCCGGTTCTTCTCGGCCTCAAACTCGCGGGCCAGCATCTCCACGCGCATGCTCTGCACGGCCTGGGCTTCCTTGAGGTCGTGGTAGGCCACGCTGCCGGCGGCCATGAAGCCGCAGAAAGTCAAGATGTGCCCCAAGTTGACCGTGGGATCGAAGACCACCTTCCCCCGCTTCGTTGTTTGTTCAGGGGCGTCGTGGGGGGTGGTGCTCATGCGAGGCTTTCAAGTGGGATTGCTGCGAAGCCGCATGCGCTCGCTGCGCGGTCCGGCCTGGGTGGAGTGCATCAGCCGGCGGGTTTTGCCTTCCCGGTTGAGTGCTCGGGCCATGGCGGGGTCACTCCATGGTTTGGTCTTGTCGCCGTAGAGCTCGGCCAGGGCCGCGGCCTCGATGGCCTCTTGGTGCTCCACGTACAGCAGGTGCTCGATGCCTTCCAGCGTCTCGTCCGGCGCCACGGCCGCGTTGATCGTGATGGCCTGGCCCGCCACCGTGGGCGTCGGCCAGATAAGCACGCTGTTGGTGCCGTTCACGGCAATGTGGGTGTCCGGCGTCGGGTCGGTGTCGCGCGGGATCTCAACTGCGGCATAGCGCTGGATCTCGGTGGCGTCGTTTTCGCCCACCCGGGCGTCAGGCACGCCCACCAGCTGCACCCCGCTGGGCAGCGGCACCACGTAGACCGACTGCCCGGCCACCGTTGAACCCAGCGCGATGCCGTTGATCCGGTAGGCTCGGGTCTTGGTGAAGTGGCGCCGCGTGGCCTCCTGCAGGGCCTCCATGATCGACGGCAGCAGCGCGTCGGGCACTTTTGGGGTCAGGTCTGAGGCCCAAGCCATCCACGGCTTGATGGCAATGGGCGCCAGCAGTGACGGGATCACTTCCAGCACGCGCACTGTGAACTCGTCTTCAACGGTCTGCGCCACGCCGTCGATGTTGACCTGCGCCACGATGGTGACGGCGTAGTCCGTGGCTGTCGTGCCGCCAGTGAATATCAGGTTCAGGCTCGTGCTGGCAATACTCTGAGCCACGCTGATGCCGGACGCGGCGGTGACCACGGCGGAAACCAGCACGCCCGCGGCATTACCGAAGACGAGGCTGTAGTCCACGGCATGAGCAAGCGTCTCGCCCGGCTGCTTCAAGATGACGCCGAGGTGGGCCATGTCAGTACCTTCCGAAAGCGCGGGCTGGGCTGCGCATCGTGACGCGCCGCGATGGGCTGAACAGCGTCGGGCTGACAGCGGCGACTTGTGGCCCGAGCTGCAGGGCTGCGCTGGCCTCCACCGCCACCCCCAGCGCGATGGGCGAGATGAGCTGCAGCGCGACGGCTTGGTCTTGCTCTTCGGCTGCTGTGATGGCGCCCAGGCTGATAAGCACCAGGGGCACGGCCTCGTCGGTTTCCTGCGCGGCTTCGAGCGCACCGGGCTGCAGCAGCTGCACGGCCTCGTCGGCCTCAAGCGCAGGCGTCAGCACCTGCGCCATCAGCAGGTTGAATGCCGCGGCGCTCTCTTCCGCGGCCTGGATGACCTGAGCCAGCTGCAGCGAGGCGGCTGCGTCCGTCTCTTCAGCAGCCAGAAGGGGGATAGGAACAACGGGCTCACCGCCGCCCGTTGCCGGGTTCGTCGTGCCGAACGGCACCGCATCGGACCACGCGCCGCCCTCGAAGCGCAGCTGCAAACCGGGGGCGCTGTAGGGCTGGTTTGCCGTCAGCCCCGTGATGGTGTCGGGGCTGGTGCCGTCAGGCAGCGCCGTGGCCGCGCCCCCGTCGATGCGGAACTCGTCGGCCAGTCCAGACCACGCAACGCTGACGCTGGTTTCGCTGGGTGTGATGCCGGTGATTTCCGGCACGCCGCTGTAGTTGTAGGTAACGCTCTCGCGGCGCCCCCTGATCTGCCAAGGGTTGCGGCCCAGCGACTGCCCCAGCTCAGGCTCGACGTAGCGCGGCAGCACCACCAAATGCGCAAGTGCCCCTGCGCCCGTGCCGTAGGCGTAGGCACCCGATGTGTAGATGGCGTGCAGCATGCCGGCGCCCGTGCCTGCGGCGTAGTCGGTAGCTGTGCCCGTGACAGTAAACGCAGCCTGCGCGCCGTCGATGCTGATGTAGCCGCTGGTGGTGGAACGGAAGCTGATGACGAAGGTGTAAAGCTGCCCGGCTGTGAGCGTGGGCGTCACGACATAGGTGCGCCTGTTGCTGGGCCCCGTGCCGCCGCCTTGGCCGAAGGTGAACTCGAGTTGACCGCTGGCGTTGATCGTCGCCCGCAGGCCCGCGAAGTTGCTGCTGGCGTGGGTCTGGAACAGAAACGCGCTGGCCTGCGCCCGCACGCCCATGATGACCGTGCAGGCCGCAGTCGGCGGGCTGAAATTTGCCGCGTCCAGGCGGTTGCCGCTGCCGCTGGCCGAAGTCTCGGGGCCGCCGTCAGCCTCGCGCTGCGTAACCGTGCCGACCACCGAGAAGACCCGCCCGAGATGGTCAACCAGGCCATCAGCCGCATCCCACGCGATGAGCGGCGCACCGTCGCGCAGCGCCTGGTGCTTGTTCAGCAGCGGCGCGGGGCGCAGCGGGCGCCGCGTCCACGGGATAACTCGGCTGCGAACGGCCACGGCTTACTCCACCAGACCTTCAAACACGATGGTGGACGTGCCTTCAGCGTTGGTGATCGTGCGCGATTGAATGCGCGTGGCGCTGCCGTTGGTGGCCCAGGTGGTGCCGCCATCCAGGCTGCGCTCAAGCCACACCGTCAGCGCGCCAGTGTTGGTGATGGCGAACGACGCCACGGCGCTGATGACCAGATAAGCGCCATCCCAAAACGTCCCGGTGGCGCCGTTGTCGAAGGGCGTGCTGGTTTGCGTGCCCCCCGTTCCGCTCACGGCAACAGCCGAAAACGGCGTGGCTACAGAGTCGCGCACCTCCTGCCCGGTGCTGTCCCGCTTGAAGCGGGTTTCCTGCATCGTCACCGTGACGATCTGGTTGTGCGAGTTGGTGAGGCGGTAGCGATAGCGTGGGCCAAGCATGTCAGGCTCCCATGAGAATTGATGTGTCCCAATCGGTCAGCTCCGTGAAGCGACCGCTGGCCCAGGCCACCAGATATTTGGTGCCGTTCTGAATCGCGTGGGGCCGCAGCAGCTCCACGTTGTCTTCGCTCCACGGAGTCATCTCGCGCACGAAAGCCCATGTGGCGCCGCCATCGGTGGTGGCGTACTCGGCCAAGCGGCTCGGGCCGCTGTAGCCGGTTGACCGGATGCCGAAGACGCGGGTCGGGTCGGTCGGGTGGAAGACCGCCCCCGGCACGTAGTCGGTGCGCGTTGGGCTTGTGGGATAGCCCGCGTTGTAGATGGTGGAAGGGCCCAGCCAGCCGGTGCCGTTCTGCCGATACAGCAGCATGTCGCTGCTGGTGGTGCTGTTGATGCGACGCGCCATGATCCAGACCGCGCCGGTGCTCGGGTTGATCGTGACGATTTGGAACGCGATGTCCACGCCATCAGGCGCGCCGTTGTAAATCTCGGTGGCGTTTGCAGCATCGAAGGCGGCGCCCAGCGAAGTGCCATCGGTCTTGAAGAAGGTCAGCGCGTTGCTGCCGTCGAAAGTCGCGTAGACGTGCCAGAGGTAGGGCACAAGGAAGCGGTCAGCACCCTGGGCGATGACGGCGAAGTCAACCCGGCTCTGCGCCGCATTCCACACAGGCAGCAGGTAAGGCCGCGAGCCCGAGCCGTCGCCCGAGTAGGTGGCCGCAGTGATGCCCGGCCCCCAGGTGGCGCCCTCGTCAGTGCTGACGCGGTAGCGCCACGAGTTGTCCACGCGGAAGGTGAGCAGCCACCGAGAGCCGCACACGATCACGCTCGGATAGGTGATGGCGCCGCCATCGTTCAGATTGACCTCGGTGCCCCAAGACGACACGTCGCCGGGGTTGACGGTGGTGCGCTGATACGCGGTGTTTTCGATGTTGTGGCGCGAGTAGAAGGCCGTCAGCCTGCCATCGCTTCGCGCAACGACGCACGGCGCTGAGTGGTCTGAATTGCCGATGGCCGTGCGCAGCGAGTCGCTGACCGTGGTCACGCCGGTGGCAAGCACATGCTTTGCCACGCGCGGGCCGTCTTGCGAGTTGTGGCCGACGAACACCGCCCCGTCCAACTCAAGAGAGCCGAGGGGCAAAGTGCCATTCGCCATCATCCCGTCGTCGGTCAGCAGCAGCGTGTTCGGCGGCCCGGCAGGCAGCGCGCTATCCGCCAGCAACTCCACGCCGGCCAGGTCGGGCGGGCAAAGCTCTTTCAGCGGCCCTGCAAGCTCTACGCTGGCGCCCGAGCCCGTCAGGCCGCAGTCCAGCCGCACGATGTCTGTAGAGCCCGCGCGAAGATCCAGGCGCGCAGCCGTGCCCTCGGCCACATGGGTGTCTGCCACGTAGCGGCCGAGGTTGAAACGGTACGGAGCCGCCACCGTGTCGATGCTCAGGGCCGGCAGGGTCTGCGTGCGCAGCAAGTCGCCGCCAGCGCTGAAGAAGCGCGCCGTCACCGCAGACCCGCCCCACGGCGCCGCCAGGGCTTCGAGCTGTGCGCGCTGAGTGGTTGCGGCCAGCCAGGCAGCGGCGGCCGTGCCGTCAACGATTGAGACAGCCACGGCTCAGACCCGTCAGGCCGCGCTGCCCCGGAAGAACACGCCGGCCGCCATCGGGATGTCGCCACCGTCTGGGGTCTTCACGAAGTCACTCAGCGTCAGCGGGATCAGGTCGGCGTCGGTGCCCGTCGTGGTGTCAGGGTCGTAGCAGACCACCAGGTCAGTCCAGGCCGTGCCCGCACCGATGGTGGCCCAGGTCTGCGCCGGCAGACTCAGCTCGATGCGGTTGTTCGTGCTGTCGGGCGCGGGCACCGATGCCAGCTCGGCGTCGGTGAGCACCTTGCGGCTGTAGCCGCTGTTGGTGACCTCGGCCACGCCAGCATCGGCCAGCAAGGCCGACAGCGTGGTGTAGTCCTGCATGGTGGCGTCGGTGGTGCCGCCGTTGTTGATGGCCACCAGCACCAGGGCGCTGTTGGCGGGGTCGTTGCCCTTGACGCGGCGGTAGAGCTCGGCAACGCGGCCCAGGGCGATGTTGAAAACGAAAGCGGCCATGTGTGGCTCCTAAAACGGCTGTTGTGTTACTGCACGCGACGCCCAATCAAGGCGCACACGGATTCGAGGGTTCGCAGGTCGAACAGTTGAGGTTCGGGCAGGCCGAGCATGTCGGCGACGGCCTCGCTGCAAAACCAGCGGCGCGTGCGATGCCCCAGGATCGGCCAGAGGATGCCCAGCAGGCCCAGCACGTCGTAGCCGTGCGACGCCCGCAGCAGCCCCCAGGCTTGCGGCATTGCGCGCGCAGGCACCTCGTAGATGCGCCACCTGTCGGCCGGCATCTCGATGTCCTTGGCGCGCACGCCGCCGTCCAGCCCGAGGCCGACACGCACCGATGCAGCGAGCCTTCCCACTGCCACGCGGCTTCGCAGTGCGCCGAGTCGCCGCCGCGCAGCAGCGTAACTAGGCGAGCGAAGGGGCGGCTGTCACCGTAGCGGAAGGCGCCGCGCACGATGGCAGGGGTCATAAGCGCTTCCAGAACGACAAAGCCCGCCGCGGTTTCCCGGGGCGGGCTGATGGTGGAAATTTAGGGGCGAGTTCGCCCTACCAGTCTGTGCTGTCTAGCAGCAGTCACCCGGCACAGCCGGGAAGCGTGGGGCCTGGAAGGCCCGATGACGTGGCGCCCTTGCGCGGGCTGGAGGGATTCTGCACCCAACTTGGGGAGGGTGTCACCCTTCGCGCTTTCCCAACCCAGCCAGCGTGCGCCGGCTCGGCGCCTTGGGCCAGCGCTTGCTCAGCAGTTCCCACAGCCGCGTCAGGCCGGCGGCGTCCGTCACCGCCTCGCCGTCGATCTCGCCCGCCCACTGGTCAGAACGGTGCTGCGGATCTCGCATCAGCCGCATGATGACGGTCTTGCCGTTTATGGACCCGCCCAGCCAATCCCCATGCAACGGGGCCAGCGGCGGGTATGCCGGGGCCGGGCCGGCAATGCTGGCGGCCTCACGCGCGGCGCTCCGGCGCTTGTGCGCGCCTGGCGTTGCGTTGTATGCGGCCCAGCGGCTCGCGGGCCTGCGCGGACTTTGGAAAGGTGGCATATCTACGGGTTAGGCCACGCCAATACACCCGCACTCCACGTCCGCGGCCAAGTTGTGGAGCGTGCGCCAGCGGCCATAGTCCACAGCCTTATCAATCAGCGCTTGGGTGGCTTCATCGCATCCGCGCGGGCGAAGCTGCGCGGTGCCGTTGCCGCCGTCAAAGTGGCGGGTCTGCTGCACGTTGTCCGCAAGGTCGCGCAGTTGTTCGACAAGTGCCGCCTTGGTGAATCGCTTTGCCATCGTTTTCTCGCTCCGGCCACAGCGTGGCCTAACTCGTCGCTCGAATCGGAGCCCCAACGGCAGGGTTGCCGTGGCGCGCTCCGGGTTAATCTGTGCCTGCCGTTGGTGCCCGTTCAGCTCCAACGTTAGGCCACCAAGGCATACGGGCCTTCGTTCTCGTCTTCCGGCGCAGGCAACATGCCGTGAGCGCAGTTGCGTTCGCAGTCCGCATGCCCAGGGCCGCCAGGATCGCCATAGTCGTACTCGCCGGTCTTCAGGTCCATGTACACCGCCTGCGAGCAGTCCTCCCAGCCAAGCGGGCAGCGCCGGCCGCCTTCGCTGTGCCACAGCCGCGCGCCGTGGCTCACGGTGTCATCTGCGCCGGCCAGTTGCACTGCCGCAGTTATCAGGTCGCTCAACGCTTGCATGCTTTTGTCCTTTCGCTTCGGAGCCGTGGCCTAACTGGTCAATGCAGGCGAGCCCCTACGGCTTCGCCTCCGGGTCCGCCTGATTTCCGACGTTAGGCCCCACATCCAACCCGAGGCGCACTGAGTCTTCGAGTACGGCGGCCACGCAGGCGTCTTCGCAGTGCCGCGCAATGAGGCGCAGGAATCTCGCGCGCTCTGCGGCCACGCGCGCATCTGCCCACGCCTGCAAACGATGGGCTGCCAGTTCATCAGGCAACTCGTCGCGGATGTATTGCGGCATCCGCTCCGGTGGCGTCAGCGGCCGGCAGTGCGTGGCCTCAATCTGCGCCACAAACTCCGCGTCTGTTTCACCGGGCCGGATGGTTGGCAGCGGGCCTAACCCCTCGTTGCACCCCGGACCACCAACAGCGGGCCGGCTCTCATCGGAATTTGTGGCTTTCTCATTCAATTTGTGATCCTCGCGCTGTTGGAGTCCGGGTGAACTCGAACGTTAGGCCCCTGAACCGTAGGCCATTGAGCACACTTCCCACAGCGCATCCGGCACTGCTGGGCCGGTGCTGTGGTCGTGCGCGTAGTCGCCAATGTCTTGCAGCCGCTGCGCCGCAGTGTTGTAGTCGTCGCGCGCCAGATTCAGGAGGTGGCGAAGCCGCGCCGACTCTGCGCGTTCTGCGGCCACGTCACCCAGCTCAACAACCGTCAGCCCTTCGGAGCGCCAGAACTCGGCCTCCTTTTCGTCTACGGTCACGCACGGCCAGCATTCCGCGTAAATGCTCTCGCGCCACCACGCGCAGGGCCTAACACCGCGCTGAACCACCGGACCCGCAGTAGCGGGGCTCGTATCGTCTGTGCTCACCTGTCACTCCTCTGGCCCTCTGCGGGCCGGTTAGCTCGCGCGTTAGGCATCACCCGAAACCCCGCGCCACTTGTCGCACGGGTATGGGTCGATGCGGGTGCCTTCCTGCCAAACCCAGTAGGTGCCGTTCCACATGGCGCGCACATGCTGGCCCCAAAGTCCGTCATAGAAGTCGTACCAGCCGCGACGGACTGGCTTCTGTGTCGCCGCCTTGAACCACGGGGTAAGTTGTAGTTTCTTCATCGTGTTCCTCGTTGCAGTGATGCCTAACTGTCCGTTAGGCCCTTGCCGACGACCACAGGCCGGAGTCGCCGTCGTACTGGTAGATCTCCGGCCACCCGGTGCCGTACCACTCCACGCGGCCATCGGAATGCAGGTAACTGGTGGTGTCCTTCTCGGCGATCCAGAAGGCCCAGGCATCGTCGCCGTCTTCGCACAGCGAGTAGTCCGGGTATCCTTGGGCGTGCTCGTCCAGCCATGCCTCAATAAGCGTGCGTGCGCGGTCTTCGCTCAGGCGCTCCGGAGCCAGGCCTAGCCCCTCGCTCAACACCCCCCGACCCGCACTGTCCCCGCCGCTCATGGCTGGCCTTTCAGGGTGGCGCGCTCGATGGCGCGGGCGAACTCGCGCACGAACTGCGCCGTAGTGAATCCGTCTGCGGATGCGGCCTGGCGCCACAGTGCATCAATCTGCTCATCCGTCAGCCCCTGCTGCACGGCATCGCGCGGGGGCTGCTCTGCGCGCGTCAGGCGCTTCAGGCCCCGGTCTGTCAGCTTGCGAGCAATCTCGCCCGGGGCGTCCCGCTTGAAGTCGATGGCCGGCAGTTCGCTGGCGTCCTGCAATTCGCCATCGTCGGCGTACAGCAGCGCACCGGCCACACGCACAGCCAGCAGCTCGCGCAGTTCCTGCTCGGCTTGTGGCTGCTCTGCGCGCTCGGCTGGCGTGGGGTGGGTGGCAGTCCAGAAAGGCCGATACCACTTCTGCACCCCGGGCGAGAAGGCGGCGTACTGCGCAGGCGAGACGTACCGCTTGTAGCAGGTAGTCATGGCCTCGTAGCCGTTCGGCATTCCACCGGGCGCCGGCTGCTCTTGTGCGGGCACGTAGCCCCACTGCGTAGCAAGGCGCTTTTGCACTGACTTGCACGCTAGGTTGGGATGCTCTTGTGCGGGCGGGTGGGCGTAGAGGGGGACGCTGAACACGGCATTCGGCGCGCTTTTCACGCGCGCCATCCATCCAGCGCGATAATCCTCGTCGTCTAGCTTCAGCAGCAGCTCAGGAGGGCAATAGCAAACCGGCGCCACCGGCCCGGCCTCGGTCTTGGTGCTCATGATGCGCTCTCCTCAATGTGGGCTTCGACGGCTTCCAGCGCATCGCGGCCTTCAGCAGCAGCCTTGAGGCCCACGCTCACCAGGTCGGGCGGGTAACCGTCCAAGCCGTGGCGGCGCTCGATCGCCAGCGCCTGAACGTGGTTGCCGCTCAGCATGGCGGCCATGTATGCGGGGCGGTCGTCGCGTGGTGTGCTCACTTGGCGCTCTCCTGTGTGCTGTTGAGGGCGACGCGCAGTGCGTCTTGCGCGGCCAGTTGAATCTCAGTGAATGCGCCCGATGCGCTCATGTGGTGGCGTGCGTCTTCAAGCGCCTCCAGCGCCTGCCGTGCGGCCTCCGCCAGCTCATCGCACCGTGCCAGCAGAGCCGGGGCGGCGGTGCAGGCTGCGGCGATGTAGGCGCGCGGCGCAGCGCTGTAGCCTGCATCGTCAAAGTCGGCCGGTGTCCATGTCGCGCGCGCAAACCAGTTGTCGGGCGCAGCCAGCGCCTCGCGCAGTGCTTTGATGCTCATGCAGCCCTCCGATCTTCGTTGGCGGCCATCTGCGCCAGGTGCCACACGCTGGGGATTCGCGGCGCTGGCGGGGTCCATGTGTTGCCCTCGGGCCACTGGCGGCCGGGGGCCTTGTTTGCTGCGGTCTTCGCTGCTGCCTCCACATGGGCCAGCATCTCGGCTTCGTGCTCGGCTGCGGTGAACAGCGTCTGCCGGTCTACGGTCTGCCGCTTGACCACCTCGCCCGATTTGCGCAGGGCTATGAGAATCTTGAATCCCCGGTCATGCTTGATGCCGGCCTCGTCCAGCAGCGTGCGGCGCTCAATCCCCTGCGGGTACTGACGCGCGACCCGCAGGATGGCCGCGCAAGCTTCGCGGGCGGCGGCTTGCAGGTCAACGGTGCAGCGCTCCATGACGTGCCCGCGCCGGCCGCATTTGGTGCAGCGCAGGCCCATCACGCCACCTCCAGCGCATCGACGGCGGCGAACCAGCGGGCCCACCACTCCGGGCCCATCTTGGGGTTCGTGGGGACGCGGCTCGCGCGGGCTTCGGCGGCCAGGGCGCGCAGGGTGTCGGCGGGCGTGGGCTCAGCTGTCAAGGATTCCTTGACAGTTGCCGGCTCCGGGTTCACCTCGGCCAGCCCCACGGCCTCGCCCGGGTCGGCGCGGTCGCCGCCCATCTCGGCTGCCGTGGTGTGCGGGGCAGCGTCGGGGTCGTCGGCGCGGATCGGGTCGGCTTGGCGGTCTTCGATGTAGCGCTCTTGGGCGGCCTTCTCGCGCGCCGTGGCGGCTGCGCAGCTGGCCTCGAACTCCGCTTGAAGCTCGGCGGCGCGCTTCAGGTCCAAGGCGGCCAGCCGGTCGTTCTCGGCTTGCTTGGCAGCGGCCTCCGCAGCCCGTGCCGCGGCCTCACGCGCGGCCAGTTCCTCGGCGGCCTTGCGGATGGCGGCGGCTTCGGCGGCAATGCGGCGCTCCTGCTCGGCAAGCTCGGCGGCCCGGCGCTCGTTCTCCACGCGGATGGCCTCCTGCCGCGCTGCCTCGGCTTCCCGGGCCACGGCCTGGGCGTGCAGCGTGCCCATCTGCTCCAGCGCGCGTGCCTTGGCGCCGGCCAGCGCTTCGGCTCGGGCGGCGTCGGTGTCGCTCACGTCGCTGTCGGCCAAGGTCTTGATGCCGAGGGCGATGCGCTCAGCCGTCATGCCCACCTCTTGGCAGCGCAGCAGGTAGCCGGCGATCACCTGCAGGCGCGCGGCGTGGCGCTCCTGGGCCTCGCGCTCCAGGCGCTCTTTCTCGGCCTTGGCAGCGTCGAACCGGGCCTGCGCCTCGTCAATCTGCTTGGTGATGGGCGCCGCGGCTTCCTCGTAGGCCAGCACCAGGGCGTCCACCTCGTCGCCGGCCACCTTGCTTGCGCTGGCCAGGGTCGATTTCAGCGCCTTGCAGGTCTTGCGGGCTTCGGCGATGGGCTTGTTGATCGTGCGCTCGCGCAGGGACCGGGCTTCGTCCACCCGGCTCTGCGTGGTCAGGTCCAGCACGGTCTTGGCGTTGTCGGCCTTCAGCTGGGCCGTGGCCGCGCGCCAGTCGCCGAACTGCTGGCGCACCACGGCGGCCAGGTCGATCTTGGCAAGGTCCAGGGCCTGGGCTGCGGCGGTGGCAACCTCGGTGCGCGGGGCCGGCGCGGCGGCCGGGGCTTCGATGTTGGGGAAGTCAAGCATGGGTGTCCTCGGTGATCTGGGTTGTTTTGGCGGCGGCCGGCGCGTCAGGCACGATCAGCGGCGTCCAGTGCGTGTGATAGCCGGGCCAGTCGTCGCAGTTGGGGTGCCCGCAGTACGGTGGTTCCTCGACCGGGAACCTCCACCACAGCACGGCGCCCTTGTCTTCGTCCCAGTCGGCCAGCGGCTTTGGCAGGGTGGCAGCCCTGCAGGCAACCGTTTCCGGGTGGTGCTCCAGGGTGTCAGCGTCGGGGTCCACGATCTTGTTGCGCGGGTCCAGCAGCACGTCCATGCCCCACACCACGCGGCACAGGGAGGCGCTGCGCGTCAGCGCGATGAGGTATTCGCACACCCGGCGGCAGTGGTCAGGGTCATCGACGGAAAAGGCTTCATTGGCGTCAGGCGCGGCCCTGTCGATCTTTTCCGGCATCGTCGCGCCCCAGCGGCTGCTCAGTGCTTCAAGCGCGTTGGCAAGCTCTGATGCCATCTGCATGTCGGCCTCGCTGGCCTTTGCCATCTTCATGTGCTGCTCCACTGTTCGTTCGTGAGCTCCGGCCGCGGGTCGCGGTAGCCGTCCACACGGCACCGCTGCTGCGGCAGAAGGATTGAGGGGTGGGCCCGGGGCCGCTTCACGGCGCACTGCGGGCAGTTCACGCCGTACTTGGCGCGCAGTGCCTTGCGGTGGTCGTCAAGGGCCCGGAAGCCCTCAATCGCGTCGCTCATGCGCTCGGGCTGTAGCTGCCCAGCAGCACCGGCGTGTCCTTCACCGCACCGCGCACCAGGCTGGCGAGCTCGGCGGCCATCTCCTCGGCGTGCTTCTCCGCGTTCTGCACGCGCAACGTGATGGCCGGGTCTTTGGCGCCAGTGACGATGCCCAGGCGCAGCACGAACAGGCGCGATGCGAAGTCCACGTAGGGGCAGCAGCGGAAGTAGATCGTGGTCGGAATCAGGTCCGTGCCCTTGGCCTCGATGCGCTCGAAGGTGCTGCGCTCGGCGCTCAACTGCTGCGTGGCGCTCTCCACGCGGTTCAGGCCTTCAATGGTGATCCTGCGCACTGCCGTGATGGCTTGGCTCGGGGTCAACTTGTCGGACTGCGCGTTGAAGAACTCCAGTTCACCGGGCCAGTCCTCCATGAACTCAGCCACGGCCTGCTGGGTGATGGCGCGGCCGTTCGCCACTGCCTGCAGCGCGATGTAGGCGGCGGTCTTCTTGGGCTGCAGCTTCGCGCGGTTGTCGGCATGGCCGGGCTCCAGCGGCGTGCCCAGGTTCAGCACAGCCGTGGCGCTCATGTCGTCTTGGTTCACGAACACGGTAGCGCCGTCTTCGGCGTGGGTTTCGGTGTAGCCCGCGAAGTCGGCCACCGTGCTGGTGGTCATCGTGCCGCGGGCGCGGCGGCGGTGCGGGGCCTTGGCCTCCAGGTCGCGCAACTCGAAGTCGCTCGGCAGGGCAACGACGTTTGAAGCCGTCACCTCCCTGTTGGCTGCGCTGATGGCTTCGGCTTCGGACAGTTTCTCGATGGCGTCTTTGGTGAACATGGGTGTGTCTCGGGTGTTGGGGTGTTCAGTCGGGGATGCGGGTCTGCTCGGCCTTGGGCACCAGCGAGGCCTGCGTGATCGACAACTTGCCGTAGCGGCCGACGTGCATCACGGTGGCGCCCTTGGCTTCTTCGCTGCGCTTGCCGCTCATCGTCGGGCGCGTGAACTTGGTGGTGTGCTCGATGCGCACCTGGGGCGTGCCCTTGATGTGCTCGAACTTCATGGTGATCGTCACCTCGCCCTTCTTCTCGCGGTCGACCACCGCCGCGGCCACTTCGGACAGGGCAACGGAAGTCATGTGCTCGAACTGGCCGCCGTCCAATTCGCCGAAGAACTCGGGGACGTTGGTGGCGGCGCGGGTGGTGTCGGGTTTGTCGCTCATAGGTGCCTTTCTGGCGTTGGGGAAGGGTCAGAAGTCAGCCGGTGCCAGCGCAGCGCGCGGGCGCTCCACGGGCGCCGTGGGCAAGTCCCAGGGGGCGTCCATGTCGGGGCGCGATTTGTCGGGAACCCCCTCGGGGGCAACTGACGAAACTGACGAAATAGGGGTTTCGTCGGTTTTGTCAGTGCGCACTCCGTGGGTTCTGTCGAACTCGTTGAGCACCTGGCGGTAGTACCGGCGCGCAGCCAGCACCTTGTCCTCGATCAGCGACTGCAGCGCGCGGTCGCGCTTGACGGTCCACGTCGTCCAGCGCAGCGCCTCGGGGATGTGGCTCACGTAGTGCAGCGCCGCCGGCTCCAGCCCGATCAGTTCCTCGGGCGTGTCCACCAGCACGTAGTCCACGCTCCAGGTGTCGGCGTCCCACAGGATTTCATAGCCCTGCATCTGCCACTCGTAGCCACTGTCGTAGCAGTCGGCCAGCACGATCGGCATGCTCTCCATGCTGTACGGGGCCTTCACGTCGCGGCCGTGGCGCAGCGGGGCGTCGAAGATGTCGCACTCGCCCGAGATCAGGCCATTGGTGCGGCGCTCGGTGTTCTTCACCAGCGGGCGGCCGGTCAGGCGGGCCAGCATCTCGATGCAGGCCTGCTCAACCGCCCTGCCCTTCAGGATGGGCCGCGTGGCGATCTCGGCCGGCTCAAAGCCGTACACCGCTTCGCGCACCAGTTCCCGAACGTGCGTCTTGCCGCCAGCGCTCAGGCTCTTGCGGCGCACCTCGTCCAGCACCGAGGTTTCCTCGTCGGTGCGCTTCTTCAGCGCCAGGATGCGGCGCACCTCGTCGTCCACCAAGGCCGGGTCAAGGTCAGCGCTCGTCGGCGCGGCCATCAGCCGGCCGATGCTGCTGCAGCGAACAATGAGGTTGCTCACTTGGCACCCCCCTGCTGATCGGCGGCCTGGGCGGCCTTGCGCAGGCCGGGGAAGTCGGGGCTCAGGTCGGCGCGTTGCCGGGCGTTCAGCGAGCCCCACCACGCGGTCAGCGCGGCCATGCCCTTCAGGGACTCATCGCGGCCGGTGGCCAGCAGGGCCTCCAGCGCATCAGCGTCCGGCTGCTGGGCGCCGGCCTTGCCTTCGCCCTTCAGCTTGTTCTCGTCGTCCTCGTCGGCCGTGGCCGTGCCGGTGATGGCCAGCGTGGCCTGACGCTTCAGGTAGCTGCCCGTGAGTTGCATGTTCTGCGCCGGCGTATTCGCCGTTGCATCACCCGGCGGGCCTTCAAGGTCCAGGCGCTCGCTGTGTCCGTCGCGGTGTTCGAGGTAGCAGGTGACGTAGACCCACGGCACCGTGCTTTCCACGCCATCGGTCACCCAGGGCTTGGACCCGAACACCTCGTTGTGGCGGATGCTGAACCCGTGCTTGGACAGCGCGGGGGACAACATCTGCATCACGTCGCCGAACCGGGCGAAGTTGAAACTGCCCGCCTTGGCGCGGTCTGCAAAGCCGTTCTTGGGGATGATGATGTTCTCGCCACGGAAGGCGGCGAAGTCGCGGCGGAAGGCCAGCAGCGCGGCGGCTTTGCGGTCTTCCTCGTCCATGCGGCGCCGCTCGCGCATCAGTTCGAGTTGGTGGTTGTCGGCGCGCACCTGCAGGTCCAGCAGGCGCTCCAATTGGTCGGGCGTGGCGCCGCTGCGCACGGCGTGCTCGATCACGCTCAGCGCGCGGGTGGCGGGGGCTTCTGGCGCAGCGCTCAGCGCGCTGGCCTCGTGTTTAATCTCGGTGACAGCGTTCACAGGGTTTCCTTCAAAGTGCCCGCGCCAGTGCGGCCAGGGCGGTGGAGATGCGGCGGCCGATCAGGCGCCAGCGGGTAAGGGGGTGCGGCTTGCGGAATGGCCCCTCGACGGCGCCAGAGGCCAGCAGCAACTCGCCCAGCGGGGTGGTGGCCGTCTCGCGCTCGCGCTGCTTGGCGTCCAAGTGCTGCGCGGTCAGCGCGCGGGTCATGTGCGGCATGTGCCAGGGTTCGACGTTGCAGTCGAACGCGGCCATCAGCTGTGCGGGGTCAACAGCGCGCCTCATTGCAGAGCCTCCGCGATGACGTTGATTGCGTGCACGCCCAGCCACGCACCGGCCACGATGGCAACGGCCCACCGGCCAGCGCAGGCCAAGGCACGGTCCACGGCGTTGTGCGTGCGGGCGGTGTAGGCGGCGAAGGCCTCGGCTTCCTCGTTGCTGGCCTTGATCTCGGCGGGGCTCATGCGCGCCCCCGATCGGCCATCGCGTACACCGGAGAGCCGGGGCCGTACTGGCGCACGTAGTCGGCCATCGCGGCACCAAGGCGCACGCTGTTCACCGTGTCCGCGATGCGCCACGCGCAGGCCAGCGCCTGCACGAAGCTGCCGCCGTAGGCCTGCATCGCGGCCAGCGTCGTGCGGCGCTCGTGCTCGGTCATGGAAATCCACACCGGCATGCGCTTGGCGTCTTCGCTGGCAACGTCGGCGCGCTGGGCCGGCGTCAGCAGGGAGTCCAGCAGGGCGCTCACGCTGCCACCTCGCCCAGCTTCGCCAGCTCACGGGTGCAGTACGCGATGTTCGCGGCCTTGGCCGCCTGCCGCGTGTACTCGGTGTAGTAGTCGCACTCCGGGTAGGCCGGGTCGAAGCCCTGCTGCGCTTCGGTCAGCGCAGCCTGCAGCCGGGCGCGCTTGTCGGCCACCGCCTCGGCGGCCATCGGGATGTAGTGGGCGCGCTGACGGGCCCGCTCCGCAGCGTGGCGGGCCTTGATGCCGTCAACGATGGCCTGCAGGTCAGCTTGGACCGCAGGCGGGGCAAAAGTCGTTTGCACTTCGCGTCTCCAACGCCGGGATGGCGTGAGACGCAGTTTACCGAATCAGGTAATCAGCAGTCAACCGATTTCGGTAATGTTTTTGCTACGATGCAGCCCGGCCCCTAAATCGAGGGGCAGCAAAAAGCCCGCGCGCGGCGGGCTGGGAGAGGTTGATGGGCGAGATCACTTCAGCGGCAGATGAACCAAACCGCGGAAAGCGGCTTCCGCTCGATCCAAGGCTTCAAGCGCTTCTTGAGTCCAGGCGTCCGATTCCACCGGGTGAATATCCGGCAGCACCACAGCCGCGAACTCGCCCCGCAAGTGCGCCAGCCGCGCTTCCAGCATCGACAGCACAGCAGATCGCTGCCGATCTTCGAGAAGGGGTAGCACGGCTGTCAGCGCTTCCGCAGCGCAAACCATGACGTGCTTGTACGCGGTCGCCTCAGCAACGAACGAAATCCGGTCGTTTGCTTCGACGCCCACCTACTTACCCTCAACCCACGCCCAGCAGCCTTCGATAAAGGACTGCGAGTTGCCGGTGCAGTCGCGCTTGTTGGTGATCCCCTTCTTCGCGGCCCACTCGTAGCCGGCCTTGTGGCCGGAGCAGTCCTGCGTGCACCTGTAGCCTTTGAAGGTGCCTTGCGCTGCGGATGGGCCAGCAAGCATTGAGCTTGCAGCGAGCGCCAGAAGCATGACAACAATTTTGTTCATCGGTTCTCTCCCTTGCCCGGGTAGCGCCGGGCTCGCCCGGCCAGCACTGCGCCGGCCTAGATTTCTCCGCCCTCGCGCCACGTCATCACCGCCGGCATCAGAAGATTCCCCACTGCCGGCGGATGCACTCCACCCGAACAAGGGGCGATTCATCTCGTTTGCAGATACGCCCAGCGGGGTCATGGCGCAACGTGTAAACGTTGGTCATGCTGCGGCCTGCGTCGGCTGTTTCCTTGACGGAGCGCCTGCCGCAGCCAGCGCCACCAGTAGGCCCTGCTCCACCATCTGGGCCTGCAAGCCAACCAGGCTGGCTATCGCCTCCTGATCTACGCCCCGGAACGGCCACCGCGCGGACGGGGCGTGTAGCACCGGGCGCTTCTCAGGGTCAAGCCCAGGGACGCACAGCTGCCAAGCCTGCAGCCCAAACGCTCCCGCGACCTTGGCCAGCAGGTCAACGCCAAAGCTCGTCTCGCCGCCCAGGATGCGCTGGGCGTTGCCATTCGATAGCCCCTTCTTCATCAGCTTGGCGACGCCTGACTCGTCATCAGCGAGGCCAAGCAAGCGGCGCACGTTGTCGCGCACTACCAACTTGATGTCGTCTTCCATCCCCACACGGTAAGCCGGCGCTGATACCGAATGTGGTTGACAGAGCGTTACCGCATCCGGTAACGTGTCGGCCATGGACATCGACTTCCCAAGCATTGACCAAGTGCGGAGCGCACTTGCGCCGCTTTCCCTGAAGCAACTGGAAGTGCTCGAACGGCTTTCAGGGGTGCCGGCCACGACGATCTACAAGATCAAGCTCGGCACGACTGAGAACCCTGGCATCGAGACGGTCCGCAAGTTCGCGCCGCACATATCGGCTGCGCTTGAGGTAGCTGCATGACGCGCAAGTGTTTTCACTGCGGCTGCGAAGTGCTGCGCCGTCACAAGTCCTGCCTGATGTGCTACCCGTGCAGTAGCGAGCACGCGCGCATCCGCCAGTCTGCATCGTCCAAGCTGCTGCGCGCTGTAAAGGCCGGCAAGGTTCCCCGCGCTGTGGGACAGACGTGTGTGGATTGCGGAAAGCCAGCTACGCGGTACGACCACCGCGATTACTCGCGCCCGCTTCACGTCGTGCCCGTTTGCGCGAGTTGCAACCAGTTGCGCGGCCCGGCCATTTGGGGCCGCCCTTGCCTTGACGTTGCGCGGGTGGCCGCCTGATGCCTCACGGCCTCCGCCCCACGCGGGCATCCCTGCCCAGCACTTCGAGCGCCTTGCGTTGGTACTCCAGCGCCACGGCCTCGCGGATCTTGCCCAGCCAGTACGCCAGCGAGGCCGCTGCCATCGCATGCACCTGCAACTGAGTGTCGTCGCCCATGAGTGAACCCCTGCTGAGTCGTCCTGCGAACCCGAACCGTCTTGAGGCCGAAGTCCGTCCGATGGTCCCCGTGGAGGTTCTTGCCGTGCTCGATGCCGTGTGCACCGACGAAGGGAAGGACCGTACCAAGAAGGTCAACGAGATCCTCCGCGCCTGGGCTCAGAAGGAATATCGCAGGGCCAGTCTCGTGATGAACACCTCGCGTGGCAATCCTCCGCTTCTGGATGACATGCCGGAGGACTCGGCATGACGCGCCCTGCCCTGAACGACAAGCAGATCGCGCGCATGGCCTTCCGCATCGCCATGTTTCAGCGCCGCGGCTTGAGCGAGCGCGCGGCCGAGAAGCTGGCCGACCGCTTGGCAGACCGCGACGACGACCGCGACGACCGGCGCGTGTGCCTGGAGTGCGAGCACCTGCAGCGCTCCGGTGCGTGCTTCGCTGCCGCGCAGGGCTGGCTTCCCCACACCTCGCCCAGGCACGCGCCTGTTCCTGACCTTCTCCAGCGCTGCGAGCGCTTCAGCTTTCAAACCCCATGACGCAAGCACTCATCAAGTACGAAGCCGCCTGCTACGCCATCGCCGAGTGCGTGCGCGTGGACGAGGTGAAGGAATGGGCCGACAAGGCCGCCGCGATGCAGGCCTACGGGCGCATGGCGAAGGACCAGACCTTGCAGGCGCAGGCGGCCGAGATCCGCATTCGCGCCGAGCGCCGGCTGGGTGAACTCATCACGGCGCAGAAGGCCGAGGGCGGGCTGAACCGCGGCGCAGCCGGGCTTGGCATCAACCAGCACACGCCCAAGGAGGTGCCCTCGTTGGCGACGAGGGCACCTCAAACGAGGGCACCTGCGCTGGCCGAGGCGGGCATCAGCTACGACCTGTCCAGCCGCGCGCAACGGCTGGCCGCTGTGCCCGAGCAGGTCTTTGAAGCAGAGCTCGCCGCCAAGCGCGAACGCGACCTGAAGGACGGTGCACGGGTCAGTGCTCGCCTTGAAGCCGCCGGCGCCAAGGTGCTGAAGCAGCAGACGGCACAAGAGGCCGAAGCCGCGCGCCAGGCCGAAGAGGCGCACGGCGACCTTGACACGGTGGCGGCCCTGGAAGAGGCGCTGCGCGAGATCGAGGCGCTGACCGGCGAAGTAAAGGCGGCCGAAGCCGACGACCTGAAGGCCGAGGCCATCAAGTGGCGCCGCGCCTACGACCACGCGGTGCGCCAGCAGTCCGAAGCGATGGACCGCGCCAAGGAATCGACCGACCGCGAGAAGTGGGTGATGCGGCAACTGATGCGCTGCGGCAAGGCCGTGGGCCAGGAAGACCCGTCCAAGATCGCCGCCGCCGTTGAGGCAGTGGCCCGCCAGCAGAAGGTGGCCGCATGAAAGTCTCTCTCCGCGATTACCAGGCGCGCGCGTTCGACCTTGCGCGCGATGCAGTGCGTCAGGGCCATAAGCGCATCCTCATCGTGGCCCCCACCGGCGGCGGCAAGACCGTGCTGGCGTCGGCCCTCATGGAGATGGTGAAGGAGAAGGGGAACCGCGCCGCGTTCGTGGTGGACCGGCTCTCCCTGATCCAGCAGACCAGCGACACCTTCGACCGCTACGGGCTTGACCACGGCGTCATCCAGGGCGGCCACGTCCGGTTCCGCCCGTCGATGCCGCTGCAGTTGTGCAGCGTGCAGACGCTGGCCCGCCGCCGCTGGCCAGAAACGCAAGTGGACGTGTTCGATGAGGCGCACGTTCTGCACGCATGCCACAAGGCCCGCCTGCAGCAAGACGAGTCGGTGGTGATCGGCTTGACCGCCACGCCTTTTACCAAGGGCCTGGGCAAGTGGTTCGATGTCGTCATCAACGTGACGACCACGCGCGAACTGATAGACCAGAAGTGGCTTTCCCCGTACCGCGTTTTCTCGTGCGTCGAGCCCGACATGAGTGGCGTCGCGGTGAAGTCCACCGGCGAGTGGGACGACACCCAGGCCAGCAAGAAGGCGCTGGAAGTGGTGGGCGACGTGGTGGCCGAGTACCTGAAGCACGGCGAGAGCCGCAAGTTCATTTGCAGCGCGGTAGACACCACGCACGTTGAGGAACTGCAGCGCCAGTTTCTGGCCGCGGGCATCAACGTGGCCAGCTACACCTACAAGGACAAGGACGAAGACCGCGCGGATGTCACGCTGGAGTTCCGAAAGCCTGACAGCAGCATTCGCGGCCTCATCACTGTCACTGCTGCCTCGCGTGGGTTCGACGTGCCTGACGTGGGCTGCATCATCATGGCCCGGCCCCTGCGCAAGAGCTTGGCCGAGCACATCCAGCTGCTGGGCCGCGGCCTTCGCATCGCGGACAACAAGACGGACTGCCTGGTGCTGTGCCACTCAGGGAACATGGCCCGGTTTTGGGCTGACACCGAAGAGTTCTTCGACAACGGCTTAGCCGAACTGGACGACGGCAAGCCCAAGGACAAGAAGAAGGCCGAGAAGAAGGTTGAGGCCGAGCCGGTCAAGTGCGGAAGCTGCGGCCACCTGCACCGGCCGATGCCGTTCTGCCCGAACTGCGGCCACGAGTACCCGAAGAAGGCCGCGGTGCAGCATGTGCCTGGCACGCTGAAGGAACTCATCGCTCACGGCGACCAGGGCCTGCTGCGCAAGAAGCTGTGGCCGCAGATCGTGTCTTACGTGCTGGAAGGCACGCAGGACATGGAGCGCGCGCAGCGCAAGGCGCAGGCCATGTACCACGAGCTTACTGGCACGTTCGCCAAGGCGCGCGTCGAGACGACGACGCCCGAGCCGTGCACGGCCGAGGTCCGCAATCGCATCCGGGCGAACCAGATCCGCTGGGCCAAGGGCCGCCAGAAGGCCGCGCAGCGCGAGGCGGTGCCGGCATGAGCTTTGAGCAGGCACTCCGCTTCGCTGGCCTGCGCCCGCGCAGCAGCGACATCAAGGCCGATGGCGTCATCCGCCGCTGCCCGACCGAAAGCAAGCCAGGCAAGCGCAACGGCTGGTTTGTGCTGCACCCGGATGGCCATGGCTCCTGGGGTGATTGGGGCAGCGGCGGCGGCGAGGCGCTGGGCCACTGGAAGGACGAACACGCGAAGGTCGATGCGGCTGCTGTGGCGCGCATGGCCGAGCAGACACGCCAGCAGCGCGAGCGCGAGCGCGCGCACCGACTGCAGGCCATGCGCAGCGCCCGCACGTTCTGGGCTGCTGCGCGCCCGCTGAACCGGCCGCACAAGTACATCGCCGACAAGGGCCTGAGCCCGCTGGGCTGCGCGAGCCTGCGCACGCACGACGGGCTGCTGGTGGTGCCTGTGTGGCTGGGTGAATGGCTCATCAGCGTGCAGACCATCACCGCAGACGGCGCCAAGCGTTTCTGGCCGGGTGCGCCTGTCAAGGCGGGGTGCCTGGTGCTGGATCGCCAGCGCCCGGCCGTCACCGTGGTGTGCGAGGGCTTGGCCACCGGCCTTGCGGTGTTTCAGAGCATGCGCCAGGCGCGCGTGGTGGTGGCCTTTGACGCCGGCAACCTGCTGCCGGTGGTGGGGCGCTTGAAGCTGTCGGGCAGCGTGGTGATCGGCGCCGACAACGACCACGCCACGCTGGCCCGCCGCGGCTTCAACCCCGGCCTGGACAAGGCGCGCAACGCGGCCGAGTTGATCGGCTGCGGTGTGGCCTACCCCACGGGCATTGAAGGCAGCGACTGGGCTGATTTCCTCAAGGAACTTGGCGAAGGCTCGCCGCGGAAGCTGGAACGCGCGGTGCTGGCCCAGGCCCGCTACGTGATGGAGCCTGTGCCGTGAGCGGGCCTCGATGCCCCGCGCGGACGCCAAGCAGACACCGGCGCGCGGGACACGACACCTCTACCGGGGGCAAGACGCGGAAGCAGAGGGGCGGGGTGGCGAAGGCAGCGCCCCAGCGTCGAGCGGCTACCGGGTCTATGTGGCTCCAGACGGCACGTAGTGAAGGACTCATCCGGCAGGCTGGGTCCGTCCACCAAACGGCACCAACGAAGAAAGCATTTGGCTGTTTCTCTATGAGCGCTACTACCTCACCTACGCACGCGACGCGCCGGCCGGCAGGGGGCACGCTGTGAAGTGGACCGTCGAACTCCGCGAGCTTGCCGCCGCGCACCGCGCCTTGCTGGCCTTGTGGGCGCAGATCAAGCCGCTGCTGGCCGCCGGCAAGTACCTGATCGTCACGATCAAGACGGACAGCCGCAGCCTGGCGCAGAACCGGCTGATGTGGTCCTGCCTGAAAGACCTGAGCCAGCAAGTCGAGTGGGACGGCGGCCGGTTTGATGAGGAGGGCTGGAAAGACCTCATCACGGCCACGATCCACGGGCAGCGCGTGGTGCGCGACCTTGAGTGCAACGGCCTTGTGTCGTTGAGCCGGGGCAAGAGCACCAGCGACATGACCATCGCCGAGATGGTGGAAGTCATCGACTACGCCCATGCCTTCGGCGACCTGCGCGGGGTGCGGTGGAGCAGGACATCGCTGGGCCGCGACTGGCCCGAGGGCTCTACGGGCGTGCGCCCGGTGCGCGCGAAGAAGGGGCAGGAGGTGCAGGCGTGAGCGGCTACCTGATCGTAGGCATCGACCCCGGCGTCACCACCGGCTTTGCCTTGTGGGACAAAACCACGGGCCGGCTGGAAGAGGTGAACAGCATGGGCATCGTGGCCGCGATGCTCCGCGTGCAGCTCATGCACAACGAGGGCGTGCTGCACTCCGTGGTGTACGAAGACGCGCGCCTGCGCACCGGCTACTTCGGCAAGCGCGCGGACAAAAAGCAGCAAGGCGCCGGCAGCATCAAGCGGGATTGCAGCGTGTGGGCTGAGTGGCTGTCCATGCTGGGCTGCGCCTACAAAGCCGTGAGCCCCAAGGACAAGGGGCCAAAGCTGGAAGCGGTGCCGTTCGCCAAGCTGACGGGCTGGCAGGGCCGCACGAACGAACACGGCAGAGACGCGGCCATGCTGGTGTTCAAGCGATGAGCCGGTTTCAAGCCAAGCCCGCCGGCCACACCGTGCCCATCACCACGCCGCTGGAGGAAATCCGCGCGCAGGCCGAGGCGCGGCTGTCGTGCCTCACGGCCGCAGAGGTGGAAGTTCTGGTGCTGCTGGCCAAGGGCCACAGCAACAAGGTGATCGCCGGGAAGCGGGGCAAGACCGAGAAGACCATCGAGGACCAGCGCCGCACGCTCACCACGCGGCTGGGCGTCACCTACGTGGAAGCCGCTGTGCTGGCTGGAAAGGCTGGGTGGGTTTAATCAATGAGCACATTGACTCAATCGCTTCTCAAAGAGCTTCTTGAATACAACCAAGACACTGGCGAATTCCGGTGGAAGGTTCGCAGAGGGTCGGCACGCGCTGGCGACTTGGCAGGCAACCTAAGAAGCGATGGCTACAGGGTGATTCGCCTAGAAGGTGCGCCTTGCCAGGTGCATCGGCTGGCGTTCCTCTATGTGACTGGCAGTTGGCCTTCCGGTTTCGTGGACCACATCAACGGGAACCCACTGGATAACCGATTCTGCAATTTGCGGGACGTGCCAAAAGCAATCAACTGCCAAAACTTAAGACGGGCCCTTTCAAACAACAAATGCGGTTTGCTAGGAGCTTCGCCAAGGCACGGCAAATGGGCGGCGACGATCATGTCTAAGGGCGTGCGGATTCACATTGGTACGTTCAACACGCCAGAAGAAGCCCATGCCGCTTACGTGTCCAAGAAGCGTGAGTTGCACCCAGGGTGCACGTTGTGATGGCCGGCAAGAGCAACGGGGCCAAGGTGGCCGCTGCCATGAAGCGCCTACGCCGGTTCACAGTTGCCGACCTGGCGGAAACGCTGGACACGCACCCTGAAGGCGCAAGGAACTGGGTCGCGTCATTCCACAACCACGGCCTGCTGAAGCCCAACGGCCACGGGGAGCGCAGGGGCGCGCACGGTATTCGGCCGCTGGCTTGGGAGTGGCAGGGATGAAGCCATGGGAGCAGCCGGGGTTCTTGTTCTTCACGCCCGAGATGCGCGCGTGGCTTGGTGGCTACCGGCCCCGCATCGCCGCAGAACTGTGTGCACCTGCTGCTGGCAAGCCCCGCGATGCGGAGGCCGCCGAGCGCCTGCGCGATGCACGCGAGCGTGGCAGCGATGCGTGGCGCGTGAAGGAGGGCAAGCGGTGATGCCCCTCGTGTGCGTGCGCTGCCACCAGCGCATCAAGAAGGAGGCCGGGCGCATCGACGCCGGCCCGGTGGGGCCTGTTTGCGCGCAACGCCTGGGCCTGCCCCGTGTGCTGCCGCAGGTACTGCGCAAGGACGGCAAGCCGCGCGCCAAGTCTCGGCGCGTGCGGTTCGTGGAAGCCCGGCCGGTGCCTGCGCGAGATCCGCGGCAGCTTGATTGGGTGGAGGTGTACGCATGCTGACCCGCAAGCACCCGCCCCGCCCGGTCAAGACCGTGGAGAGCCTGAACCTGGCGCCGCGCCCCATCGCGCGGGGTAGCGGGCTGCTGGCCCTGGCCATGGCCGCGACGCCGGCCAGCACGAAGGTCGAGCCGAAGACACCCGACCGCAAGCAGCAGGCCATCCGAGACAGCGCCCGCGGCGAGGACTGCACCGTGCGCATCCCCGGCGCGTGCACCTTCGACCCCGACAAGACCATCTGGAGCCACGCCCCGCTGGGCGCCGCCGGCAAGGGCAGGTCGATCAAGGCCCTGGACCTGTGCGGCGCGTACTGCTGCACCGCCTGCGATGCCGTGGTCGACGGCCAGGCCAAGGCCCCGGGCGGCATCAGCGCTGCCGACGTGCGCCTAGCGTGGTTCGAGGGCCACCTACGTTCCCTGGTGCGTCTGCGCCAGAAAGGCCTCGTGTGAAGGCCACCACTTCCCCCACCCGCCGCGCTGCGGCATTGATCGAAGGATGAACCTCCCCATGAACCGCATCGAATCCCCCCGCACCGACGACAACGCCATCGAGCAGGAGATCAAAGCCAAGGGCCTGACCGCGCCGCGCGTCACGCCGGCTGACCTCGCCAGAGCCATCACCATGCACGAGTTCGTCAGGCACGTCGCACCGTGCGGGCAGGTGCTGCGGTGGTGCGTCATCACCACGCCGAACGGCTTTGCCGTCACTGGCCGGCCCTCTGTGGCGGTGTCACCCGAGAACGACGACGCGGCCATCGGGGAAAAGGTGGCGTTCGAGAACGCGAAGCAGGAACTGTGGCCGCTGCTGGGCTACGCCCTGAAGGAGAAGCTGGCCAGCGTGCCGGCCGACCACCGCGACCGCGTGCGCGCCGAGGCCGCAGAACTGGACGAGCGCATCGTCAAGCTGAGCACGTTCGGCAAGGGCCCGGTCTTCGCCAGCCTGCCCGCCGAGGAACAGGGCCGCATGAATGCCCAACTGGCGGCCATGGAGAGCTACAGCCGCGCGCTGCACGAGCTCATCGCCGCGTTCTGACCCAGCAACCCCACCCCACCCGCAGCATGACCCTACCTGAAGACCGCCCCGACATCGGCGAAAAGTACAGCCGCGCCACGGAGAGCTCACACCTTGAGGTGACGCCCGATCGCTTCGGCGACGTGGACATGCTCATCGCGTCGGGGTGGACGTCTGACGGCCTGGGAGCGCGGCTGTACCGCCTGCGCATGGAGTGGGACTTCCTGAACCAGCGCGAGCTCGCCGCGGCCAGCCTTTCCACGGCGCACGCCATCAGCATGAACCGGCTGAAAAGCCTGCGCAGCACGATGGACGCGCTGATGGTCTTTGCCCTGCAGCACGCCGCGCGGACCCACCTCACGGCCGAGGACCGCGAGGTGCGCCTGATCGCCGCGCGGGCCCTGGATATGTGGATCTGCCCGAACTGCAAGCACTGCACCGGGCGCGGCTTCACCGGCGGGTTCGGCGTGCCGATGGTGCTGTGCACCGCATGCGCTGGCACGGGCAAGCGCCCGTTGCGCCTGGGCGCGGTGGAGTCGACCAACCGCTTTGGCTTGTCCCTGATGGGCGTCATGGACCGCAAGACCGAAACCTTCACGGCGCAGATGCGCGAGTTCTTGCGCTACCGCAGCCGGCACGCCGTGGGCCGCGACGAGGCCGGGCGAGACATCGAGCAGCGCCTGAAAACGCTGCGCAGCACTGAGGCGCAGGAGGATTGATGAACCAGCCCACCGAAACCCGGCCGGTGCTGGTGGCGCCGGCGCAATGGGTCACGATCACCCTTGCATCCGCGTGCACCGGATACTCCGAGAAGGCCATCCGCCGCAAGATCGAAGACGGCGTGTGGCTTGAACACACACACTGGAAGCGCGCCCCTGACGGCCGCATCCTAATCAGCATGAAGGGATACCACGAATGGGCCGTGGCGGCAGCGGCGTAGAGATCCGCGCCAAGAGCATCCGGCTGGCGTTCACCGTCGCCGGCGTGAGCATGCGCGAAACCCTCACCACCAACGGCGTGCCGATGTTGCCCACGGGGCCCAACATCAAGCACGCCCACCGCGTCATCGCGGCCATCCGGGCGCGCATCGCGGCCGGCACGTTCGACCTGGCCGAGTTCTTCCCCGACTCGCCGCGCGCCGCCGCCGCGCCCGCCGCTGCGCTGACCTTCGGCGCGCTGGCCGACGACTGGCTGAAGGCCCAGGGCGAGCTCGCACCGGCCACCCGCGCGCAGTACCGCAACGCCCTGAAGGTGTGGAAGCAGGTGCTGGGCGCCGACAAGCCGCTGGCCGAACTGACCCACAAGGTGCTGAGCGTGAAGATCGGCAGCTACCCGTGGTCCTCGGCGCGGTTGTTCAACAACTACATGATCCCGCTGCGGGGGGTCTTCGCCATGGAGTTCCGCGGCCCGAAGGCGCTGGAGAACCCGCTGGCCGACATCACGAACCGCCGCGTGGTCAAGAAGCTGCCCGACCCGCTGACCATCGCGGAGCGCGACGCCATCCTGTCCAGCATGCGCAAGCGCTACGACATCCGCGTGTGGGCCTACTTCGCCTTTGCGTTCTTCACCGGCATGCGGCCCGAGGAGATCATCGCCCTGCGCTGGGAAGACATCGACTGGAACGCGGCCACGGCCCGGGTGCAGCGCGTGCGCACGTTCATGGGTTCCGAGCGCGAGGGATCGAAGACGCACACCGTGCGCGACGTGGATCTCGTGCCGCCGGCCCTGGACGCGCTGAAGGCCATGAAGCCCTACACCGCCATGAAGCGCGACACCGAGGGCCGCGAGGTGGACATCTTCGAGAACCCGGTGACGGGCAGGCCCTGGCACGATGAACGCAGCCAGCGCGAGCACTACTGGGTTCCCACGCTGAAGCTGCTGGGCGTGCGCCGGCGCCGGCCGTACTGCACCCGGCACACCTACTGCACGGTGGCGCTGATGCGGGGCATCAAGCCCGGGTACATCGCGGCGCAGGCCGGGCACAGCGTCAAGATGCTGCTGGACACCTACGCGCGCTGGATTCCCGAAAACGACGGCGGCAGCGAACGGCAGCGCCTGGCGGCGGCCATGACCGGGCAGGAAATCCCCCTGGAATCTCCCCAGGCCCTGGCGTCCGGGCAACAAAAAACCCCGTCTTCCGAGGAGAAGACGGGGCCGGATGTTGGTAGGCGCGATTGGACTCGAACCAGTGCGGCCGGGGAGCCCAAGGGCACGAAGGGGCGCGCTGCATAGGTGGATGACGCCGCCGCAGCCCCGGTATTCCCCTCTATTCCCCAACAATCTCCCTCAGAATCTCCCCAGGAGGCCCCGTGAACCGCCGCAACCTACTCAAGACCTTCCTCGCCGCCCCGGCCATCATCCGCAGCGGGGTGCTGATGCCAGTGGTGCCGCTGGTGGCTGCGCCGCTTTCGGGCATCGCGGTGCTGCGTCAGCACGAGATCCTGACGGGCACCGAGGTGCTGCGGCGCCAAGCCATGCTGGATGACCCGCTGGCGTTCCAGGCCGACCGCGTGTGGGTGCAGGACCATGCGGGGCGCAACGTGTACGACTCGGCCAGCGGCCCCATCTTCTACGCCGACCCCAGCCCGCACGTCAGGCGCCTGCAGCAGTCGCATCACGCGGCATTCATGGCTGCTATCGGGGTCCGCGCATGAAGCACAACACCTCCACCCTCACCGGGGCGCTGCTGGATGCAGCCGTGGCCAAAGCAGAGGGCCAAGAGCCCGAGATCGTGCCGTACCGTGTCAGCGGCTTACTCGGGGTGGGTTGGCTGCGCCGCCCTCACCACCGCTGCATGGCGGTCGGCGCACTCGCGGTACATCGCCCCCCACTCCACCATCGTGCGCAGCACCGCGGCGCCGCTCCCATCAGCGGGCAGCGGCAGAGGCGGGCAAGGCTGGCGCAGGCTGGCCGGCAGGGTCGGTGCCGCGGGCGGCGGCTTCAACGAGGCGCAAGCCGGCAGCAAGCCAGAAAGCAGGAGCATTATTGCGTGGCGGGTTGTCATGGTGTTGCACAGCCTTTAGAATCATTAGATGCCAATCAAAGACCTATCCGGCCAGAAGTTCGGTCGACTTACCGCAGTAGCACCTGACCGCACAGCGACTGGCAAAGTCGCTTGGATCTGCAAATGCGATTGCGGGCGAGAGCACAAGGTTTCTGCAGCTAATCTTGCGAGTGCCAAAGGTACAAAGTCCTGTGGATGCTTGGCGTCAGAGGCGGCAGCCGAACGCAACAGGTCGCGCACATCACACGGTTTGACCAAGACGAAGCCATACACGGCGTGGCTTTCAATGAAAACGCGCTGCCTCTCTCCAGAGTCGCAGTCATACGCTAGGTACGGCGCGCGCGGCATTACGGTCTGCGATGAGTGGGTAAACAGCTTTGAGGCTTTTTTGAGAGACGTGGGGAATCCGCCCAGCGTTTTGCACAGCCTTGATCGGATCGACAACAACAAGGGATACTTCCCAGGTAATTGCCGTTGGGCGACTCCTGCAGAGCAGTCGGCAAACAGGCGGTCCAGCGTTATGGTTAAAACTGGCGGCGGCGAGGTTTGTCTTTCCGACTTGGCAAAACAGAATGGCGTCGCTCGCCCCACGGTTTATGGTCGTGTGAATCGGCTAGGCTGCCCACCAGAGATTGCATGCGACAACGCCGCATTCAAGGCTTGGCGGGCTCAGGCGAAGCGGCCTGCCTGACAAGCTCCAAAGCAGCAGCGTCCAGACATTGCGCCTGCATTGACTCACGCTCGGTGAGTTTGACCACCTCCTTGGTGATGGTGCGGCGCTGCGCCGCAATGGCGGCCTTCTCGGCCTCGTGACGTGCTGCGGCTTCATCGGCCACCCGGGCCTGCAGGCGCTGGGCCTCGGCCTGGGCTTCCAGCCGGGCCGCGTCGGCCGCGCCCCACCGCCAGGCTTGGACCTGGAATGCCGCGACACCTGAAATGACCGCGCCGGCTACGAAGGCCACTGCAACAGTGTTCATGGCGCGCGCCTAAAATAGGCGCAGCAGAGTTGGCCTGCCAGCCAACCCTGCCACTTCCCACCCCACCGCTGTAAGGAGCGAATGGCATGAGCAATTTCAATTCTAGGTTGACCGCCGACGAGCTTCGTCGCACGGTGCGCTACAACCCCGACACCGGCGCTTTCACCTGGATTGCGCCAGTACGGGGCGTCACAACCGGCCAACCGTGCGGGTACGTTCGCGCCAGCGGCTATCGCACGATCATGTTCGGAAAGACCAATTACGCAGCCCACCGTTTGGCTTGGCTTTACGTTTATGGTGAGTGGCCGCGCACCTTCGTTGACCACATCAACGGAGTCCGCGACGACAACCGGATTGCCAATCTGCGCGAAGCCACCAAGTCTCAGAACGGAGAGAATCAGCGCCGGGCTAAATCCGGCAGCAGTTCTGGTCTGCTTGGCGCGCATCCTCATGGAAGCGGGTTCCGCTCCTCTATCGTCCAGAATGGCGTGACGATCAGGCTTGGTACGTTTAGGACTGCCGAAGAAGCGCATCACGCCTACTTGTCCGCGAAACGCGCTTTGCACGGGCACTGCACCATCTGACGGCGGGGCCAAAACAGCGGCCGTGCTCACGCCGGGTACTCCTTGCGCGACAACTCGAAGTGAGGACCGTCGCGCAAACGCGCCCAGTCACCCCCCCAGGTGATCGGCACGCCGAGCTCGGCCGCCACGGCCTTGACGTGCGCGCCCAGCGTTGCGTACAGCGGCCAGTCCCAGCGCGCGGCGCCGGCCACGGTGGCCATCAGGTCGACGGCGTGCCCGGTCAGGTGCCGGCCGTTCATGGTCTGCGACGCACCGGCGGCCATCAGTTCGGCCTGGCGCTTCTTGGTGCGCAGGCCCTCGATGGCGATGAAGCGCAGTTTGTCGGCGCGGCCGTCCATGCGCTCCCATGCGATGCGCACCACGCGCGCCAGGTCAGGGTGCACGCCCTGCAGGTTCTTCTCGCTGCGGGCGTCCATCACTCGCCCTCCCGCGTCTTGGGTTGGTCGATCAGCCGGCCCAGCAGGAACAGCGCGCCCAGCACCGCGGGCACGCGCTCGGGGCCGACACCCAGCGCGGTGAGCACCGCGGTCTGCATCTCGGTGGGCAGGCTGCCCCAGGCCACGGCGGCCGCGGCCACCTGCACACTCAGCATGCGCCAGGACTGGCGCCAGTTCGGGATCGGTTTCAGCTTCATGCCTTGCTCCCCATGGTGAAGGCGGTTGCGGCCAGGAAACCCCCGGCCATGGTTGCGCCGATGTCCAGCGCGTGCTCCTTGGCGTCTTCGCGGCTCATGCGCCAACCGCGCTTGCGCCAGGCGTAGATCTCGCGGCCGATGGCGGCCAGCAGGCACACGGCCAGGGCCACGGGCCGTCCTAGCGGCAAGCAGGCGGTTGTGATGACGTTGCCTACCAGGGCGTGTGTCAGGAGGTCGGGGCGTAGCAGTCGTGCCGGCATGGGCGCGCTCCTCGGGTGTCGGCTTGCGCCGGGGGTAGACGTGGCTGCGCCGCCGGCCCTGTTTCCAGGGCAAGCGGGCAGTCAGCGGGTGCGGTGCCGGCGTTGCGCCGGCGCGAAGGTCAGGGCCTGCTGAACAGCGCGGCCAGGGCGGCCACGATCAGCAGGCCCCACGGGCCCAGGGTCCAGGCCAGCGTAAGAAGCCCGGCGAGCACGGACCAGCCGCCGAGGTTGTTCATTCCTGCGGCTCCAGCTGCTGGAAGCGCTCGGCCAAGCCCGGCCGCATCTCGCGCGGCGCAGACTTCAACAGGCGAACAGACTTCTCGGTGGTCATGCTCTTCAAGCGCTCGCGCACTTGGCTCGGGGTGATGCGAATGGGCGAGCCGGGGTTCTTCCGGTTCCACGAATCTAGCCGTTCCAGCGCCTCGCGCAATCCGGCGGGATCGGAACGGGCCAGGGCTTTCGCCATGGCGGTGACGATCTCTGTTTCCACCTGGCGCACCAGGGCCACGGCTCGGGCGCTCTCCCCGGCCACCTGCTGCGCCTTCTGCACCACCTTGGGCTGGAAGCCCGCGGCCTTGAACCCGGCATCGGCCAGGGTGGTCTTGACCACCATGTTCTCGCGCGTGTCCGGGTACATGCCGGTCTGCGCCATCATCCCGCCCTTCACCGCGTTCTGCACGGCGATGGGCGAAGCCAGCACCAGGGCCTCCTTCATGCGGCCCTCGGCGGCCTTGCCGATGGCGTCGAACATCCGCGCCACGAAACTGCCAGCCGCGCCGGCCACGTCGGCCACGTCGCGGGCGTAGCTGTCCTTCTTCAGGAACACGCCAGTGCCCGGGATGATGTTGTGCAGGCCCAGGCGGCCGGACACGTCGAACGGCGCCCCGGGCAGGCCGGTGACGCCCTTGGCCAGGAAATCGGCCACCGGCTGGCCCAGGTCTTCACCCACCAGGGCGATCAGTTGCCGCGCGATCCACTGGTTGCGCTCAAAGCGCAGCGAGAAATTCTTGTCGAACACCCGCTGCATCACGCCGTCGATCACGTCCTCCACGTCTTCCATGAACGGCAGGCCATCCAGGCCCGCCATCATGGCGATCATCACCAGCGCGGCCAGCAGCGCGCGGCGGCCCTGCGGGGTCTTGGCGTTGCGCGCCAGGTGCTCCACCATGCTGACGCTGTAGGTCTTGAACGTGAACAGCAGCGCACCCACCGCCCCACGGGCCCAGCGCGGCCGGTTGCCCTTGTTGTAGAGGAACTGCGTCTCGCGCACCGCCTTGATGGCGAACTCGTAGGGCCGCGACATCCCCTCCTCTTGCGCCGTGCGGTACGCCGCGATGAAGGTCAGGCGCCGGTTGAACAACTCCGCGAAGCTGAACGGCTTTCCCCACGCCAGGGTCAGGCGCGAGATCCCGTTGTTCACGCGCGCCCCGGCGTTGCCCAGCAGCGTGCCGTCGCCGGACTGAAGCTGTGCCTTGCCGCTGGCCTGCGCCTGCAGGAAGAACACCTCCTGCGGCGCCACGATGCCGTCCTCGGCCGCGCGGTTCAGCGCCTCCGTCAGGCCCTTGTCCTTGGGGAACTCGCGCCGGCCCACGTCTTTCAGCGCCGCGGCCATGCGCGCACCGGCCTTGCCCACCCCGCCGAACTGGGTCAGGTAGGGCAGCGTCACCATGAACGGCTGCGTGGCGTTGACGATGGCCGAAGCGATGCTGCCGCCCAGGAACTGCGCGAACAGCACGGAGCGCAGCGCCTGCGCCTCCTCCTGCGGGTTCTTGACGTACTCGTTCAGGCGAACGGCGTAGTCCTTCAACTGGCCCTTGCTCTGCGGGATCTCCTCGATGGCCCGCTCGGCCGCGCCAGCGTGCAGGTTGCTGGAAGCCTGGCGCGCGTTGGAGTAGATGAACGAGGCCAGCACGCGGCCCACGTCCTCGCTGAAGCCAGGCACGCCCTTGCGGTGGATCAGCCGCTTCATGCCCGATCGGTTGGCCTTGGCCACCTGCAGCCACTTCTGGAACAGGCTGCTCTTGGCCACTTCGTCGCTCAGGCCCAGCTTGTCGCCGAACAGTTCCAGCGTCTCGGGCGTGACACCCGCGAACAGCTTGAACTCCTCCTCCGAGGTGGTGCCCTGCTTGATGTCGGCATCGGGGAAGTTCTCACGCATCAGGCGCACGGCCTTGGCGCGCTCGCTGCGGCTCTCGTACATGCCGAAGAACTGGCGCACGCCATCCGGCGTCACCACGTCCAGGGTGTACTGCCCGAAACGCGAAAGCGGCGCGTAGCCGCGGTCCTTCAGGTCTTCCACCCGGTCGGCGATGTCGATGATGCCGTTGCCACGCGCGTTCATCGCGTCGGCGTTCTCGGGCTGCTGCTCTGCCAGGTCGAACAGCCGGTCGCGGATGAGCTCGGCCGCCGTCATCAGGTCGGGCTCAGCCAGCACCTGCTCGCGCAGGTCCGCCACTTCCTCGCCACCCACGCGCAGCATGGTGGTGATGGTGAGATCGTCCAGGCTCTTGTCGGTGGCGCTGCGGAACTCGCGGTACAGCGCAATCTGGCGCGGGCTCAGACCGAACATCGTGCGCAGCTCGCCATCGGACCACACCACACCGGGCTTGAGCACCTCGTTCTGGTAGCGCGTCTCCACAGCCGCCTCGAACTGCTCCAGCGGCAGGCCTTGCCACATCTTCAGCACGCGCGGGTTCAGCAGCCGGCGGCGCAGCATCTCCTGCGCCTTGTCCTCGGCGCTCAGCTGTGCGGCCTTCGCCTCAAGATCCACCATGCGCACCGGCTTGCCGTCCAAGTCGCGGCCCCAGCCCAGCGTGCCCTCGAACACCGGCGCGGCCAAGGCCTTCACGTCGGCCGGCGGCAGCGGGGCTTTCAGGATGTCGGTGATGCTCTCCAGCTTGGGCAGGATGCTCGGCGCGAGGTTGGCCGCCTCGGTGGCGTAGTGGCTGATGTCGTCCATGAAGTTCTGGATCGACTCGAACACCGGCCGGAAGCTGCGCTCACGCTCTGCCAGGTTGTAGGGCGTGCCCACGGTCTTGTGCCACCAGTGGAGGCGGCCCAGGCTGTTGCCGAACCAGTCGCCCACCACGTACCCGGCGGGCAGGCGCACGTCGCGCAGCGCGGCGCCGGGCTTGGACAGGGCGGCGGTCAAGGCCTTGGTGGCGACGCTCGGGCTGCGGCTGAAAGCCGTATCCCCCACCCGGAACAGCGGCCCACCCGTGCGGCTCACCGCTTCAGCCCGGCGCACCAGGGCCACCACGTCAGCATCGGTCCACGTCGCCGGCTCCAGGGCATCGGCCACGCGCACCCAGCCCAGGCTGCGGAACACCTCGGCCAGCTTGCGCAGCACGTCGCGCAGCGCCGCCAGCAGCCGCGGGCCGCCCTTCAGCGCCTGCATCTGCTCCACCGGCATGTCGGCCAGGGCTTCCTCCACCGCCAGCACCTTGCTGCCAGCCAGGCCGGCGGCCATCTTGTCGTCGGCCTGCCGGCGGATCTCGGGGTTGGTGTTGTAGATGGCCAGCAGCAGCGGGCCGCGGCGGTTCTGGTTGGGCATCAGCGAGCGCAGCCCGTAGTGCCGCAACTCGTGGTGCGCCATGACGAACTGCAGGCGCTCCAGGCTGTCGATGTTGCCCGGGAAGATGAACACCTCGCCCTCGTGGAAGGCGCCCTCCACGTCGGCACTCGCGCCAGCGCTGCTGATCTTGCTCAGCAGGCTTGCCGGGGCTTGGTCGACACGTTCCAGCAGGGTGATGCGCGGCGCCTTGGGCATCGCGCGCAGCAGGGCGTCGCGGGCCGCTTCGGCGTCGGCCATGGCCACACCGCGGCCAGCGCCGCGGCTGAGTGCGGTGTCGCCGGCGGCCTCATCGGCCTCGGGCGCTGCAGGCTGCTCGGGCTTGGCCGCCAGTCGCGCCAGCACTTCCTTGTGCGCCGCGCGGGCTGCTTCCAGTTTGTCCTGCTGCGGGAAATCGGCCGCCACCTTGGCCGTGGCCAAGTCGGCCAGCACGCGCTGCTGTCGCTCCAAGTCACTGCGCAGCCACAACACCTGCTGCTGGCCACCGCTGGCAAGGCTCATGGCCGCGTTGATGACGCCGGTTGCCGCCTTGCGGGCGTCGTCCTCGCTGGCGATGTCCTTGAAGTTCAGCGTCGTGCTCGCCTCCACACCGCCAGGCGCGCGAATCACCACCTCCAGGCCCGTCGTGCCCGTGGCGTAGGCGCTGGGCGGCTGGCCTTCCACCGTGACGGTGAAGGGGCCGATGCGGCCCACCTCGGCCTCGGTCATCTCGGCCATGCTGTCGGCCACGCGCTGCGCGATGGCCGCGGCGGCCTTGGTGCGGCGGATGTAGGTCTGCCCGTCCACCTGCCATAGCGGCGCGTCGTTCACGTCGCCGCGCAGGTCGGCGAAAGCCTCACCCAGCGCAGCGCGCGCCGTGTAGGTCTTGCCGTCCATTTCCACCTTCAGCGGCACCGGGCGCTCTTGCCAGCCGTTGCTGGCCGAACGCTCGTCCTCGTCCATGGCCTGGTACTGCTCAGGCGTCAGAACGATGTCGGTGCCCTTCTTGGTGAACTGCTTGGCGTCCACGAAGGCCTGCAGCACCGCGCCAGCCTCGCGGGCGTCGGTGTAGGCCTTGCCGTTGACCGTCACCGAGAAACGCTCGGCCTGCGCCTTCTGCGCGTCGGTGTAGGCCTTGGATGCCTCGGCCATCTTCTCGGCGCGGGCAATCTTGGCCGGCAGGGTGGCCACCGCCTCGTCTGCGCGCCGGCGGCGCGACACGAGATCGTTGCGCGTGGCGTCGAAACTGCGCTTGGCCTGCTCTAGCTTCTTCACGTCGGTGCGAAGCTGGATCTCCTTCAGCAGGTCCATGTTGCCGGTGGCGGCGGCCTGCATCTCGCCCGCGGACATTTCCATGTCCTCGAAAGCGTTGTCGATCTCGCGGCTGATCTGGCGCGTGCGAAGCTGATTAATCATTTTCAGCTTCGTCTCCTGAACCTGCCACATGCGCATGTCCAGGGTGTCCTTGGTCACGTAGGCCAGGATCTCCACCTCGAAGCCGGGCACCGTGTCCATGAGCTTGTTGCCCTGGCGGATGATCCGGCCCTCGCGCTGCTCCACGTCGCTGGGCTTCCAAGGCACGTCAAGGTGGTGCAGCGCCACCAGGCGGTCCTGCACGTTGGTGCCGGCGCCCAGCTTGGGCGTGGAGCCGATGAGCACGCGCATGTCGCCCGCGTTCATCTTGCGGAACAGGCTGAGTTTCTGGTCGTCGGTGTTGTAGTCGTGGATGAAGGCGATCTCGCTGTCGGGAATGCCCCGCTCCACCAGCGCTGCGCGCAGGTCGTCGTACACCGAGAAACCGCGCAAGGCCGCCTTCACGGCGTCCAGCCAGTCGGCGCCCTTCTCGTCCATCTCGCGCTGCGCGTCTTCGGCGTCCTCCACCACCTTCATGGCGGCCTCGTTGCCAAAGTTCGCCGCGGTCACGGTTTCCGGGTCCACGCCCTTCTGGATGCGGGCCTGCAGCGCCTCCCACTCCTTCATTTCCTCGCGGGCGTGCTTGATCGGCGTGCCCAGGTCCGAGAAAACAAGTTGCGTGCCCTTCACGTCGCCGTACTGGCGGTAGCGCGCTGCGATCTCGTCGGCGGCGCGGTCGATGCGGCCGCCCTTCTCGCGCTCGGTGATGGTGACATCCACCAGCCGGATGTCCATGGCGGCCTTGCGCGCGTCGCCCATGATCTTCAGGGCGTTGTCCATGCCCTTCTCATTGGTGCGCTTGCCCTCAATGGCCTGGGCACGGGCCGCCACCGCGGCCATGTAGTCCTCCTGCGCCTGGCTCTTGTCCAGGGACACCGGCTGGCGGCGGCCGGTCTTCAGCTTGGGCAGGGGGAACTCGCGGCCGTCGTTCTCTTCGGCGTAGGCCTTCTTGATGTCGTCCATGGTCACGGTGTCCGCAACCTGATCGAACATCTTGAGCAGTTCGTGTGTGTTCACGAAGGTGCTCATGCGGTTGTCGGCCTTGAAGCCGTTGGCCGAGATCTTCTGCATCCACACCTGTTCGACGGATGCGAAGGTGTTGGCCCAGGCGTCGAACGACTCGAAGCCGCCCTCCTGCAGGGCCTGCGGCATCAGGTACCGCATCATGTGATACATCTCGGCCAGCGAGTTGGACACCGGCGTGCCGGTGGCGAAGACCACGCCCTGGCCGCGGCCGTTCTGCGCGTACAGCTGGTTCGTCTTGATGAACAGGTCGTAGGCGCGCTGCGAGCCGGCCGAGTCGCCCAGGCCGCGCACGTTCTGCATCTTGGTCGTGAACATCAGGTTCTTGAACAAGTGCGCCTCGTCCACGAACAGCTGATCGACCCCGATTTCCTTGAAGTCCAGCAGCGCGTCGATCGGCTTCTGGCGCAGCGCGTCGATGCGGTTCTCCAGCCGCTCTTTCAACGCGGCCAGTTGCTTGACCGTGCGCTTCTTGGTGCCCTCGTCAGCATCGCCCGCGTTCACCGCGTCGATGGTGTCCATCACGTTCTTGACCTGCTGCTCGTTGAACTGGGCCTCGAACTCGGGCGCCGGCTTGATGAAGCCGAACGATGAGTGCGCCATGATGACGGCATCCCAGTTGCCCGTGGCGATTTTGGCCAGGAAGCGGCGGCGGTTGGTCTTCTCGAAGTCCTTTTTGGTGGCCGTGAGGATGTTGGCGCCGGGGTACAGGCGGTAGAAGTCGGCCGCCCACTGCTTCACCAAGTGGTTCGGCACCATGATGAGAGGCTTGTTCGCCAGCCCGGTGCGCTTGAGCTCCATCGCCGCGGAGATCACGGTGAAGGTCTTGCCGGCGCCCACCACATGGTCCAGCAGCGCGGTGCGGTCCTGCACGATGCGCGCGATGGCGTTGCGCTGGTGGCGGCGGAACTTGATGATGCTGTCGGGCACCTTGCCCGGGAACTGCATGTAGCCACCGTCGAAGGCGCGCGTCACGTAGTTGTTGTTGGCCTCGTTGTAGGCCTTGGTCAGCACGTCAGCGCGCTCCGGGTCGCTGAACACCCAGTCGCTGAAGGCCTGCTTGATCTCGGTGGCCTTCTGGTTCGCCGCATCGGTGGCTTCGCGGTCGACCTTCAGGCTGCCGTCCGCGTCCTTGAACATCACCTTGATCTCGCGGTTGTTCATCAGCGAGGTCAGGATCTGCGGGCCCGGGTAGCTGGGCGTGCCCCAGGTGGCGCTGGAAGCCACGTCGGATTCGCCCGATATGGCGTCCATGAAGGAAGAGTTGGCCTTCACGTAGATGAACTTGGCCGAGGTGCCGTCGCCGAACAGGTGGCGCGCGAAAGCCTCGTACACCGGCGTCGGCACCCAAGGCGAGCCCACGCGCACCGAAATCTCGCCGGCGCTCACGTCGGGCGGCTGCACTTCTTCGAGCGCGCGGGCGTTGGCCATCATCCCGGCCTGGCGGGCCTGCGCGAGTTTGGCGCGCACGTTGCCGGAGAGGTAGGCGTCGCGCAGCACGTACTCGTTGCTGGCCGGGTCCATGAACAGCAGCGGCTTGGCGCCCTGGCTCATGTCGCGCAGCGCTTCCTCGCCGCTGATCCCCAGCAGTTCACCGATGTAGGCCGCGTCGATGCGGCCGCGCTCGGCCATGCTGATGTTCAGGGCGTCGGCCGGGCTGCTGGCGCGGGTCGGCGCGGTGCGCTTCTCGATCACCCGGGCCTTGAAGATCGGGCCCTTCTTGGCCGTGGCCAGCATGGGCTTGACGCCCATCTTCCGCGCGGCCGCAGCGCCGATGCCCGGCGTGAAGCCGTGCTCCAGCGAAGCCAGCAGCGGGTAGTCGGGGTCGTCATCGAACACCCGGGCGCTGGGCCGGTCGTTGATGAGGCCGTGCCGCTTGGCGTAGGCGTCGTACTCCGTGTTCAGGCGCGTGCGCAGCGCCTCGATGTCCTTGGCGTCGGCCAGTTCGGCCGCCAGCAGGTCGCGCAGGGTCTGCCGCAGGCCTGCCAGCGCCTTGATGCGCGCAAAGCCTTCCTCGCCCAGCTTGGTCTTCTCGGTCCACTGGGTGTCCGGGGTCAGTTCAACCGCGCGGGCCTCGCCGGCCACGTCCTGCAGGCGGCGGTACAGCTTGTCGCCTTCGACGTAGTGGCCGCCCTCCTGCACCTTGGGGTTGCGCAGCGCCACGATGGCCGCGTCGCCCATGGCGGCGGTGTTGGCCACGGCCGGCGGGGTGTAGACGCCCTCGGGCAGGCGCGCGATGGCAGCGCGCAGCAGTGCGGCCGTGTCCTGGCCGGGCTTGGCCACCAGGGCCGGCTGGCCGGGCCCGTACATGGTGCCGTAGCGGCCCATCTGGCCCAGCATCATCTCGGGGTTCTCGGCGAAGTAGCGGTTCACCGGGATGTCATCGCCGCCGTTCGGGTCGGTGATGTTCTGCGTGTCCAGCCAGCGGTCGCGGTTCTCCTTGCCGCTGCGGCTGCCCCACTCGCTTTCGGGCAGCTTGCGCAGAAACACGATGTCGGTCGTGACTTCGGTGTTCGCGTTCTTGGCGAAGGCGTTGTTGGGCAGGCGGATGGCGCCCAGGAACTCGGTGCGATCGGCGATGTAGCGGCGCGCGGTGTCGCGCTTGGCGTCCAAGAAGCTGTTGGACACCACCTGCGCCAGGATGCCGCCCTCGCGCAGCATGTCCACGGCCTTGGCGAAGAAGTAGTTGTGCACCGACAAGCCCGTGAGGTGCTTGCGGCCCGATTTGTCGGTCAGCGGGTTGCGCGCGAAAGGCGGGTTGCCGATGGCCAGGTCGAAGAAGCCATCGTTGCCGATGAACTCGGTGAAGTCGGCGCGCTGGATGTTCTGGCGCGGGTACAGCTGCTTGGCGATGCCCACAGCGATGGCCTCGCGCTCCACGCCGGTGAAGCGGCTTGAAGTGCGCAGGCCCGCCGGCATCAGCCCGACGAAGTTCCCCACGCCGCTGCCAGGCTCAAGGATCTTGCCGCCGGTGAAGCCCATGCGGGCCAGCGCCTCGTAGATGCCGCCGATGATCTCGCGCGAGGTGTAGTGCGCGTACTGGGTGCTCTCGTTGGCCGTGGCCCACTCTTCCGGGGTCAGCAGTTCCTTAAGCTCGGCGTACTCGCGCGTCCAGTCCTTGTTGCCCGCATCGAAGGCCTGCGCGATGCCGCCCCAGCCCACGTAGCGCGCCAGCACACGCTGCTCGGCCGGCGTGGCGGTGCGGCCAGTGGCCTCAAGGTCGCGCAGCAGGCGGATGGCTTCGACGTTGCCGCGGTACTTGGCTTTCTGGCCGCCCTCGCCGAGCGCCAGGTCGTCGGCAATCTCGAAGTCCGTGGGCGTGAATGCCGGCGGGGCCGGCGGCGCCACGTTGGGCGCGGTCAGTCCTTGCGGATCGGGTCCGGCTCCATCCCCAAAGAGCCCAGGGTCTGCGTCAGGTCGCGCATCGCGCCGTACCCTTGGCTTGGGCTCTCCGCGGGGCTTGCGCCCGGCTCCTCGGCCGGGAACAGGTAGCGCTCCCGCACCATCTCCCACGCCGCCAGGGCGTCCAGCCCCTGCTCCTTCAGCGCCTGGAACTCGGTCGCCGTCTGCGCTGCCGCTTCCTTCAGCGCCTTGCCCAGTTCGCCCGCCTGCATCAGGCGCTTGTACCGGGTCGGCTGGTGCTCCTTCCAGTGCTCGTTGGCCTGGGCGATCCAGTTGGCGTGGTGCATTTCCATTGGCGGGCTCCTTGGCCTGATTCTGCGCTTCCGGCGCCGGCGCGGATTCCGCTGCTGGCGGAATGGCCGGGCTGACGATGGCCTTGACCTGCTCGGCCGTCATCGCAGACAGGGCTTCCTCAGTGTCGGTGCCCTCGGTGCCTTCGGCGATGGCGTTGTAGGCGGCCTTCCACTGGCGCGGGGTGATGGCGTCGACGTGCGCCGCGGTCTTCTCGTTGGCGCGCATCAGCGCCGCGGCCTTGCCAGCGGCCTGGGCGAAGCTCTTGAAGCCCTTGCGCACCAGCAGTTCAACCACCTTGGACAGAGCCGGCAGCAGGTCGGCAGCGCCGTACTGCGGGCCGGTGATGTTCTTCTTGGCGCCGAACACGTCGCCCAGCACGTCGCCCAGCTTGCCCAGGGCGTCGTTCAGTTCGTCGTCCAGGGTGGGGTCGGCGGCGGCGGGGGCGGGGGCCGGTGCTGCGGACGCCCGCGGCGGCGCGTTGTCGTAGCCATCCAGCCACGCCCGCTTTTCTGCGGTCGTGAAGGCTTGCGGCGGCACGCGGTCGGCGTCCTCTGCGTAGGCCTGGGCTCCGATGGCCCGAGCATCGGCTACGCGGCTGGCCGTCGTTTGCACGGGTCTTGGGGTAGGCGCGGCCGCCGCACTCGGGGCCGCGGTGGCCTGCTGCTCCTCGCGCGCTTGGCGCACGGCCTGCAGCAGGTTCCTTCGCGCCGCGTCCTTGCTAGACCCGCGGGCCCGCACCGGCATGCGCAGGCTGTTGCCGGTGGCCTCGGCCATCCAGTGGCCGCCCATGTCCTTGAACCCGACCGATGCGTTCAGGCCCAGCATGCGGTCCAGTTCCTTCTGCTCGGCGTCGCTCAGCGGCTGCTGCGACGAGGTGACTTCGGGCTCTGCCGGTGAAGAACTCACCTCGGTGGCAGGCGTTGTTTTCTCGGGCGCGGGGGAAGAAGCGGAGCCATTGCGCGCTGCGATTTCGGCCAAGTCATCAGCGACTGCCTTGTCCGCTCGCCGCGCTGCATCTTGGGCGTCGGTTGCCTCGAAGAAGGCAATCTGCGTCTCAACGCCGCCGGCTTCCAGTGCCGTGACTTCCACGCGGCCCTGCTCACGGTCCCAGCGCGCGGTGTAGCGCTCTTGGCCCTGGCGCTTGCTCCAGAACGTGTTGCCCTCGCCCTTGTCTTCTGCGGCCCAGCCGGATTTGCCCATGGCCGTCTGCAGCGCCTTGCCCAGGCTCGGCGCAACCTGTTCACTTTCCGCCGGTTTCTGTGCACGTCCTGGTGACGTGTCGACGGGGGCGGGGGCCTTCTTGGCCGCAATCTCTGCGCGGATACGGTCAAACTCAGCCTTCTGGTCCTTCTTCGCCTTGTCGACCGCAGCGGCCGGCTGTGCATCTGTACTTGCACTGGCTGGCGCATCAGCAGGCGCAGATTCCCCGCGGTCGTTGCCGGCGACCACGGGAGGCAACCGGCCCCAGTGCTTCTCGCGCACGAAGTAGCCGCCGTCCTTCTTGAAGGTGCCGCCGTCCAGCTTCAGGGCATCCTCGCCCTTGATGCCCTTCACCACCACGCCGCGCAGAACCTTGCCCTTGCCGGTGGTGTGCTCGATGGCCTCGTAGCCGGGGGGCGGGGCCGCGTCGGCGGGGGCAGGCGCTTCGGCTGGCGACTGTTCGGCAGCCACGCCCTGCGGCTTTGCGCTTGCTCTGGATGCACGTACAGTAGGCGGGCCGTCATTGGTTGCATCCGATGACGACCCTAGCTCATCAATCCTGGTTGGAGAATTGACTTGCCTATCGTCCAGTGTAGCCAATGCGGTGCTGCCGTCCTCAGAACTGACTCCCGCATCGCGCGAACGCCATCTGGCGTTTTCTTCTGCAACACGTCCTGCCAATTCGCTTGGCGGCAAAGAGCCTGCGTCCACTTCAACTGCGCTCAATGCGGAGTCGCGGTCAGGCGCAGCCGCGCCGGCACCATTGGACATCGCAAGCTTTTCTGCAGCAGCGTTTGCCGTGACACGAACAAACGTGTCGGCAGCGTCAACGAGGACGGGTATCGGGTTTTCAGCGTCAACGGCCGCCAAGTTCTTGAGCACCGCGCGGTAGTCGCTGCCGCCATCGGCCCCGCTGCTATTGCCGGTAAGGACGTTCATCACCTCGACGGGGACAAGCTCAACAACGCGCTTGAAAATCTCGCGGTCGTTGACAAGTCGGCTCACGGCCGAGAGCACAAGCCTCTTAGTTTCGACATTGAGAGAGCCAAGCAACTTGTTGCCAGCGGGCTCAGTCTTGGCAACGCTGGCAAGCAACTCGGCGTCAGCAAGAGATGCGTTGAGAAGGCCTTTGTCCGATACGGCGTCCAGATTGAGTGTTTGCGGCCTCGGCTGCGTCGTCGCTGACGATTCCGGGGCTTGGGGTTCGACTGCTGCATTGATGAGTGCATCGGCGCCGGCAGCTTCTGGTGCCCCTGAAGCGGACTGCGACCCGGGCGCTTGCGCGATAGGGCCGGCGGGCGCCGATGCGGTGTCGATTGTATTGACGGGAGCCACGGGCTTGATAACCCAGCCCGTGCTCACGCGCGCCAGGCGGTAGCCGTCGCCGAGCTCTTTCAGGCGCTTGTTCGCGCCCACCTTGGCCGCCCAGGCTGCGCCCTTCGGGTTCAGGATGTCGGTGCTCTCGCGCGGCTCGAAGTCGGGCTGCTCGGGCATGCGGCCGGCGGCCTTGGTGTCGGCGTAGTCCTGCGCGCTCTGGCGCTCCATGTTCGCCAGCGCCGCGTCGGCGTCGATGGGCAGCAGGGTCAGTGCAGGCCCGGCAGCGCCTCCATCTCCAGCAGGGCCAGCTTCTCCGCTGCTGGGAACAGTTGCGGCGGCAGCGGGCTGAACTCCTCCGTCTGCATCAGGCAGTGGTCCCACAGCCACGCCGCTTCCCACAGCAGCAGGTGCCCCTGCATCACCGGCTCCAGCAGCCACTCCGGCAGTTCCTGCCACGTCAGGCTGTTCGACAGCGGGCCTCTCCGTCGCTGCGTTGGTGCCTGCGGGCGCCAGCGCCGGCTCGATGCGAGTGCGCAGTTCCTGCACGCCCGTCTCGTCCACCGGCTGGCGGAAGAACCCGCGCTTGTTCAGCGCCTGCGTGACGCGGGCCAGGAAGCCCGGCACCTGCGCGGTGGGCATGGCGCCGGCCTGCTCGCGCACGCGCGCTGCGGCCTTGGGGTCCAGCCCGAACGCCGCGGCCAGTTCATCGAAGCGCTTGACGCTCTCGGCACGGGCCTGGGTGGGCATGGCGGCCGTGTCGGCGGGCTTGAAGAAGCCCTCGAACGAGGCTGCTGCCGCGTTGATCTCCTGCGCGGCCTGCGCCTCGGGGCCTGCTGCGGCCTGGTCTGCCGCGCGGAAGGTGTTGCGCGCGGTCGTGACTGCGGCCGGGCCGCCGCCCATCACCAGGGACTGCCCCACCGTCACCTTCAGCGTGTCGGCCGCGGCTTCCAGATAGTCCGCCAGCGTGGCATCGGGGTTCAGCGCCGCCGGGCCGATCTTGTCCGCCAGGGTCTGCACCAGCGTTGTCAACTGCTCGCCCGGGATTTCCTTGACCAGCATGTTGCCGAACAGCCGCGCAACCTCGCCTTGCGGCAAGCCCTTGGCCGCGCCCTTCAGCAGCGCGATCTGCTCGGACAGGCCGAAACGCTCGCCAGCGGCTTCACCAATGCCCATGATGATGCCGCGGCCCAGCGACTCGCCGGGATCAAAGCCCGCGTTGCGGCCAGCGTTGTATTCGGCCAGGGTGCTCTGCGCGAACAGCGTGGTGAGCGCCGGCCCGCCGATGACGCCCAGCGCCAGGGCCGGCGCCGAGTTGATGATCGAGCTCGTCACCTGCGCGGCCAGCTTCTCGCCGCCTTCCAGGCCCTGCATCGAGGCCATGGACGTGCCTTCGGCGGCCCTGCTGCCCGCCGCAGCGATGCCTTCGATGGTTTCGGAGCCGGTCAGGTCGCCCACCAGGCGCATGGCGCCCAGGCCGATCTGCCCAAGTTGCGCGCCACCGGCGATGGCACCGCGCTTGATGCCACCGGCGCCGGACTCGTCCAGGGCCATGGCCTGCTTCTGCATCGGCGTGGCCTCGCTGGCCCGCGCGCTCAAGAAGCGGTCATTCTTGGCCGTGGCGGCGGTGTCGGCCAGGGTGCGCTGCTGCTGGCTGGCGGCGCGGAAGCCCTGGGCCAGCGGGTCGCGCGGCCGATCGAGCACGCTGCCGCCGGCTTCGGTCTGCGGTGCACCGGCGTCGACCCCGGCGTTGAGCATGTCGGCCGTGGCGTTCGGCGATGCCGGCTCCAGCGGGTCGGGCAGGTAGCTCAGGGGCTTGGCTTGCGCCAGCGTGGCGCGGCCGCGCTCGGTGCCCACGCGCGAAGGCGTCCAGTTCGCCGCCGCAACCGCCTGCAGTTCCTCGTCGGTCGCATCGGCAGGGCCGCGGATGTTGAGGATCTGGCCATCAGGCCCGCGGACCTTGAACGTGGTCATCGTCATCAGCGAATCACCTGGAACTGGTTGAGGCGGGCGTCGGCGGGGCGCTTGGTGCCTGCGGCGGGCTTCTTGCCGGATGCGAGGTCGTTGCGCACGGCCAGAGCGCGCTCGTATTCTGCGCGGGCGGCTTTCACCTGCGGGTCGGCGTCCACGCGCGCGGCGCGTTCCTCGCCGCTCAGGCTCAGGCCGTCCATGCCATCGAGCCGGATCTTGCTGGCGGCCGTCGTGGCCTGGTTCAGCGCGTTGCGCGCCGTCTCCACCGCGCGGTTGGCCTGCGCCAGGGTCTTGATCTCGCCGTCGTCATCGTCCTTGCCGCCGCCGGCGCGGATGCCGGCAGCCCCCGTGGTTGCTGCCGCGGTGATGCGCGTGCGTTCGAGGTCGGCCGTGTTGTTGATGTCGGCCAGCGTGCGCCGGTCGGCGGCCTGCCGCGCGTCGCGGTCAGCCTGAAACGTGCCTTTGACCTTCTCTGTCTTGCGCGTCTCTTCGCCCTTCACGCGCTCCAGCCCTTCGGCACGGGCGGCCTTGATGGCCTCCTGCGCGCGCAAGAAGTTCAGTTCGATCTCCTTCTCGGCCGACTTCACCGGGTCTTGCAGCGACTGCTGCACGCCCTTCAGGAAGCCGTTGAGATCCACCGGCCGCACTTCGCCGTTCTTCAGGCGCACGCGCAGCGCCGCGGGGCCGCTCGGGGCGCCCAGCCGGCCGTCGCCTGGCGTGCCAGGGTTCACCACCGGCGGCGGCGCTTCGGCCTTCACGCCCAACGGGTTCATCACCTCGGTGTCGAACTTGCCTTGCACCTGCCCCAGCGTCATGGGCGCAGTCTTGGCCGCCGTGGGTGCCGTGCCGCGGTCCACCGGGGCGCCGCCTGGCAGGTTCTCAATCGCCTCGATGTCGTTGCCGTCAGGGACCGTCGCGTACACCGTGCGCAGCAGCTTTTCGGGGTTCTTGTCCATCTGGAACTGCTGCAAGGCCTTGGCGCGCACGCGCAGGCGCTGCGGGTGCACCGCGGCCTCGTGCTTCAGGTAGTCCTGCCACTGCCCGGCCTCGGCAAACTGCTGGCCGTAGGCCTCGCTGGCGCGCAACATGGCGATGTCGCGGTCCTCACCGCCATCCATGGCCGCGCGGAACACCTCGCTGGCTCGCGCGTTGGCGCCGTCGCCGATCTGCTGCTGCTTCAGCCCGCGCTGGTACTGCTCTTGGCGCTGGCGGTCGTCGCGGCCCTTGTTGCCGGCGTCGATGACATCGCCCAGGGTCATCATTCGGTTCATGCTGCGGTCCTTCAGGCGGTTGCGGCGTCAGCCAGGGTCAGGCGGCGCTTCAGGGCCTTCACCTCGCGGGTGAGCTCGCCGATGGCAGCGTGGTGCAGCCCGGCCAGGGAAATCGCGTCCACGCGCTTGCCGTCGCTCACCTCGGGCGCCACCGCAGCGAGGTCTTCAGCCATGGGCCCGATGCGAGCCTTGGTGTTGCCGTCGCCCTCGCCATCCTTGTAGGCCCAGTGCTTGGCGCCGGATTTCTCCACCTTGTCAGCAGCCCCCTTCACGTCGCCGCCGACGTTCTTGGTCTTCTTGCTGCTCGTGAACCAGCTGCTGCCGCTGTTGGCCCACTGGTTCAGCCCGGCCAGCGTGCCCATGGTCTGGTTGTAGCTCTGCAGGTTGGCGTCGGCCTGCGTGCCCGAAAGCCGGTCGAACAGGCTGCCCGAACTGTTGTTCGCGCTCACGGCGCTGTTGAATAGCGGGTTCGCTGCGGCGGCGGGCTGCGTCTGCGCATTCGCCAGCGTGCCGTAACCGCCCGTGGCCTGCGCGCCTTGGCTACCGGCCAGCCCTGCCGCCGCCAGGCCGGTGCTGGGCATGCCGCGGCCGAAGCGGGCCACGTTGTCCAGATAGGCCATGCCCTCCTTCTCCACCGCGCGCCGCGTCTCGCCCTGCGCGCCGCCCACTGCCTTGGCCTCTTCCAGCCGGCCGGCGGCTTCCAGCGCCGCGATCTTCTCGGGGCTGGCGCCGGCCATGCTCAGGTTGCGGCTGGTGATCGTGCGCGCTCGGTCGAACTGGCCTTGCACCTCGGCGCCAGCGCGCTCGGCTTCTGCGCGCATGCGTGGCTCGCTGGCCCAGTTGGCCGACTTCTCGGCCATCTGCAGTTCCAGCGGCCGGTACGTGGTCAGGTAGCTGTTCCACTGGTCGTCGCTGCGGCCGATGCTCTTCTGCTGCTCGCTGGCAGAGGTCTGCATCTGCTGCACGAGGAAGGGCTTGAACTCGTTGAACAGGGCCAGCGAGTCGGCGTACTGCTTTTCGGCCAGGCCTTGCTGCCGGTCGGCAATGCCCGCGTTCGCCCGTGCAGCCTCGTTCAGGCCGCTCGTGTCCGGGGCCTTGGGCTTGTTGACGATGCTGTTCACCAGCCCGCCGAGTTGAATCCAGTCGCCGAAACCGCTCATGCCGGTGCTCCCGAAAGTGTTGGCCATGGTGGCCGGGCCTGCCGATGACGCGGCGCTGGCCAGGGTTGGTGTTGCGGCCGTGGTGCCGGCTGCGGTGGGGCCGGCCGTGGCCGCGCCGCCAGTGCTCAGCAGACCGGCTTCCATAGGCGCTGCGATGGCCGAGGCCAGCGAACCGGAGCCCACCGCACCCGCCCCGCCGCCACCGGCTGCCGCGCCGCCCACGGTGGACATCTCCGAGGCGCCGGTCAGCATGTAGGCGTCCAGACCCGACTTGCCCGTAGCGCCGGCTGTCGCACCCGCGCCTGCAAGCTGCGAAAGACCGTAGGCCCCGCCCAGCACGGCCGCAACGAAGGGGATGCCCTTCTCGGCCGCATCGCGCATGTTCTGGCTGCTGGAAACCTGCCGGGTGCTCACCGGCGCGCTCTCCATGACGTACTCGCCCGTGGCCGGGTCGAGCTTGTAGGTCGCCCGAAGGGTGTCGTACTTGTGGCCGCCGGGGGCCTGGAAGGTCAGCGCGTAGCGGCCATCACCCAGGTCTTCCGGCCAGTTGTACTTGCTCTGGAACTGCGCGCGGTCGCCGCTGAAGATTGAGGTGTCGATGCCCAGCGTGGTCGACTCGGGCGCGTACACGTCACCGGACGAGTAGGCCGGAATCACCTCTTTCCGAAAAGTGCTGCCGGGCAGTCGGGCAAGGGCCGCGTAGGGGTCAGCAGTGCTCATGGGCTGCGCTCTCGGTCAGGGTTGCGGGCGGGATGTTGCTCCCAAGATTTGCCGTCAAGCCAGCGGGATGTCGCCCACGCGGGTTACGCCATCGCTGCCCCGGTAGCTGATGCGGACGTTGGTGTTGCTGGTGGGGTTCAGCGTCAGGTCGCCGTTCGTCGCAAGGGCCGGCGGGGTCGATGGGGGGTTGCGCAGCAGCCAGTTGCCCGCTGCGTCGATCCGCATGCGCTCGATGTCGTCGCTCACGAAAACGACGGACGCGGCAGAGCGTGTGCCAATCTCCAAAGGATTGGACGCTGTGTTGGTGCCCAGGAAAGGCAAGCCCGCCGTGCGGAAGCCGATGCCGATATTCACCTGCGAGCCTGTCTGGTTCAGTTGCCCGACGATCAGCCCCGAGCCGCTGGTGGTCGTGTCGATGTGCAGGCGCGCGGATGGGCTTGCAGTGCCAATGCCCACGTTGCCGGCTGCGCCGATCCGCAAGCGCTCGGTCGTGTTGATTGAGAAGGTCATGCCGCCGGTCGCGTTGCCGGCGTCAATACCCGCTGTGTCCGCGTCGGTGCGCGCGGCCAGTTCCACGTTCGTGTTCGTGTTGCGCAGCCGGAAGCCGATGCCGTTGGTGGCGTGGTACACCTCCAGGCGGTTGGTCGTGGGCGAGCCCCCGATGCCTACCCGGCCTGCGGAGTCCACGCGCACGCGCTGCACTCCACCCGTTGCCACGGCCACCTCGTCATCCGCCGGCCAGTAGATGCCCGTGTTGGTGTCCCCCTCGCGCGCCACGCCCGGGGCGCTCACGCTGCCAGCGCCGAACAGGCCCGCAAGGCGCGTGGTCACGAAGCCCGCGTAGGTGGCAATCAGGTCTGACACGCGCTGCGCCAGGGTCCGCACGAAGCCCTGCGTGGGGATCAGGTCGTAGGCCTGCCCGGTCAACGTGGTGCCGGTGTAGTTCTTTGCCAGCGTGATACTGGTGTTGCTGTTGACCGTCAGCACCTGATACGGCCGCCCATCGGGGCCGAAGAAGGCCCAGCCGGGTTGCACCGCATCCAGCCAGGCCGTGCCCACGCCCACGAGGGCCGCGCTGCCGTTGGTCACGTTCACGGTGCCGGTCGAGTACCAAGCCATGTCTTACTCCCAGGTCACGGCATCCACTGCCGCCACGGTTGTTGCTGCGTTGATGGCGGCCTCGCGCGCCTCAAAGCGCCGGAACTGGGCCTCCATGTGCTCGGTGAGCGCCACCCAGATGCCAGCCGCATCGGCGGCGCTGAGCGTGCGCCAGGTGTTGTCGGCCAGCCGCCAACCGCGTGGCGTGAACGTGGGCAACATGGCGTCCACGCGAAGCCCCATCAGGCGCGATTGGCTGTCGGCGTTCGAGTCGAACGTGCTGCCGTCCCACTGGAAACCGCCAAACAGCACAGCGTCGCGCTCGGCTTGGATCTGTGCCAGCCTTTGCTCGCGGGCCTGCTCCAAGGTCCGCGGGTCTTCCCAGGCCACCAAATTCCCGACGCGCCGGGGCTTGTGCGCCGGGCTGGGCCGGGCCTGCCAGCCGGGCCACGCACCCGTGGGCAGTTCTTCCCACTGCCCCACCGGCTGCCGCGCGGCGCTGGCCACGGCCACGATGTAGCCGCCTTCGATCTTGGCCCAGGTCTTCATACGCAGGTCGCCGACAAAAAAACCGCCGCCTCGGCCGTGCGGCCGTTCGCGTCGCGGGCTGTGCAGATGGCGTAGCCGGTGATCTGCGAGCCGGTGTTGGTCGCGCGGGCACCCACGGTGATGGACGCGGCGAAGACGTTGCCGCTGAAGTAGAGCTCCACCGGCCCGTTGGCGATGGCGCCGTCCTGCACCATCCGCCAGGAGTAGGTGATTGGCCCAGTGCCACCCGTTGCCGTCACGGTCACGGCCTGCGACACGTCCACCGGGCTCGGGCCCGATGCCGTCACCGCCGAGTCGTCCACCGTGAGCGTGAAGGACCCGAGGTTCAGGTTCGCGGCCGTGATCCACGCGCCGTTCATCTTCATGGCCGTGCCATCGAAGGTGAGGTTCGTGGTGGCGTTGCCCCAGCACCCGGTGCCGTCTGCGCCGTCTGCTTTGAACCCTAGGCCGGTCATGGTCGTGCCGCTGCGCGCGGCCGTGCCCACGGTCAGGGTGCCGGTGTAGGTGCCCGTCGCGCCGCTCAGGGCCCCGGTGAACGTGCCGCTGGCTGCGCTCAGGCTGCCCGAGAAGGTGCCAGTCGCCGCGCTCAAGCTGCCGGCGAACGTGCCCGTGGCCGCCACCAGAGAGCCGGCGAAGGTGCCCGAACTGGCAAACACCGCGCCGCGCACGGTCACGTTGTTGAACTCGGCCACGCCGCTGGGCCGGATGCGCCAGCCTACGCTCCCGCTGGTGAACGCCGAGCTCTTGAGGTCGCCGCCGATCGTGCCGTCGCCCGCAGTGAGCTTGGCCGCGCTCAGGTTGGCCACCTTCGCGTCGTCAATCCAGGCGTTGCCCAGCCGGGCCACCGCGGCGGTCAGGTCAAGGATGTAGGCCGCGTCGATGTAGACCCCGGCCGGGTAGGACACGCCGTTGACCGTGCCCGGCGTCGTGCGCACGATAAAAGGCACGATAGGCGTGATGCCGGGCCCGCTCGGGCTGGCGATGCTGAAGCTGTCGGCCCGCACGATGAACTGGCTGAAAGGCGTCGCCCCAACCGCCGTGCTGGCCAGCCCGAACCCGCTCACGTAGCCGTTCAGGTCGATCTTGACCGTGTACTGGCCTGCCAAGCCGGTGAGGCTGCTGGCCTGCGCGCTGTAGGCCACCTCCACCGTGGATCCGGTGCCGGCGAAGCTGTCCAGCCGCGCGTTGACCGTGGCCGTGCTGGCCGCAATCGCGCCGTCGATGGTGGCGCGCGAGTAGGTGAAGGCGTTGGCGCTCGCCAGCGTGCTCGCATCCGCCGCGGTGTAGGCCGCCGTGATGCTCGTGGCGCTCGTGCTGATGGCGCCGTCGATGGCCGCCCGGCTGTAGGTGAAGGCGTTGGCTGCGGCCAGGGTCGTGGTGTCGGCCGCCGAGAAAGCCGCCGTGAGGCTGCTCGCGCTGCTGGCAATGGCCGCGTTCATGTTCGCGGTCGTGCTGTAGTCGGTCAGCAGCGTGGCGCGCGTGGCCGGCAGGCCCGTGGCCGGGTCGTTGACCTGCGCCGCCAGGGATTCGCGCAGCGCGGCTTCAGCCTCAATGGCGCTCGCCCGGGTGAGTTGCTCCACCTGCAGCGCCGCCAGCACCGCGGCCTGGTTGCCGCCCACCGTGGCCGTCAGGGTCGTGATGCTCTGCGCCAGTTGCGCGTCGCCCTCGTTGATGACGCGCCGCGTCTCCGTCAGCGCCGTGCCGCGGTCGCGCGCCTCGTCCAGCAGCGCCGCCGCCCTGCTCTGCTGCTCTTCGTGCACGCTCAGCATGGCCGCCAGCGCGTCCGATGCCGCATCGTCCAGGCGCTCCTGCAGGCTCAGGATCGGCGTTGCAAGGTCGGTGAACAGCTGGCTCGCCGTGATCTGGCCGGTCAGGATCTCCAACAGCGCGGCCACGTCCTGCCCGGTGGTGGCCTGCGCGCCGTGCGTGCCGCCGGCAGGCGCCGTCGACTCCACGCCGTCCACCGACTGGAACTTGATCCAGATGCACCACCGCGTGGCCGGGTTGCTGGCGTAGGCGTGGATCGTCCCCGGGCCCACGATGTTGTCGATCAGCTTGGTGCGTGGGTCGCTGAAGGTCGGCTCGGTATCGCCCTCGGCCCAGATGGCCCCGTAGATGTTGGTCTGCGCGTGGCCATGGCCCACCGTGTAGGTCGGCGCGTCCAACTCGATGTAGACGTTGGTAATGCCGGCCGACACCACCAGGCCGGTAGGCGTCGGCGGCGGGGTCAGGTCGGGCACGTAGGGGTCGCCGCCGCCACCTTCAACGCCAGGCGGCAGGATGATCGTCGTGCTGCCGCCGGCGCCGGTACCGCTGAAACTGCCGTCCGCGTTGCGCGTCACCGCGCCCCAGGCGATGAGCTCGCCGCGGGTCGTGAACTTGTCCAGCGGGTCGCCCACGCTGGGCTCGGCCGGGTCGCGCATGCGAACCCAGGTGCGCACGCTCTCCAGCCAGTCCTTCAGCCACGCCAGCGGCCCCGAGGGCACGCTGTCCGTGCCTCGGATGTTGGGCACGCGCGCCATGTCAGGGGAGATCCGCCACGTCTTCGGCCAGCAGCACGCCCTGCACCGGGCCGGTGGTCTGCACTTCCACTTGGAAGTCCTGCGCCATGTATCCCGCGGGCAGGCTGAACGGCTCGCCGCTGGTCACCGTGCGGCTGAACATCTCCGTCCACACCGTGGTCTTGTCGGCCTGCAGCACCGCGGCATAGAGCTTGAACGCCACGCTCACCGGCTCGTCCGCGACGATCATGGCAAAGCCCGGGTTGGTGGGCTGCGGGTGCCGCTTCACTTCGGTGAGGAAGGTGCCCGTCAGCAGCGCCGCGCTCGGGTGGTTCCAGCGCCTGATGACGTTGCCGGTGTCCTGCAAGTACAGCCGGTCGCTGATGGGGTCGTAGAACACGCCCCGCGCGCCCTGGGTCAGGAAGATGATCCCGCGCGGGTTGTTCGGGTCGAGCATGAAGGCCTTGGCCGTGCCGTCGTTGTAGGCGCCGTAGTACATGCCACCTTCAATGCGCGCGCCGGTGATGCTGGAAGGGTTTAGCGCCTCCCACTGCTCGGGGCTCAGGATGTCTTCGGTCAGCACGCGCACGCCGCTGTCGCCGATGAAGCACAAGCCCCGCGGCGAGGCCCAGCACACGCCGTTGCCCATGCTCACCACGCTGCGCTTGCTCACGCAGGCCTGGAAGAACTGCACCGGCTGCTTGTCGAACAGCAACGGGCCGCCGCGCAGCACCACGGGCGTGGAGGTCGTCAGCAACACCCAGTTCTGGCCCCACTTGCCGGTGCCCACGATGTCGTCAAACACCGTGTCCTGGTACTCCACCGGCCACGCCCAGGGCTTGCCAGGCTCGCACACCATGAACTGCTTGCCGACGAACCCGCCGAGCATGCCGTTGTAGAGCTCGATCAGCCCTTTCAGGCCGCTCGGGGGCATCTCCCACGCGGGTTTGCTGGTGCTGCCGCCGCTTTCCATCACCTCGCCACGCGCGCCCGTGTCCACCACGCTGGTGGTAGCCACCGCAATCTGGTTGCAGCGTCGGTACTCGCTGCCGTCCACGCTCACGTAGATGTCGCGCAGGGTCACGTCCGGGTAGCCGCTGGGCACCGTGTCGAAGCCGTCCAGCGTTACCGTGGCGTCGGGCTTGCACACGATCGAGCGCGGCACGCCCGGGGCGCTGGCCCGGCCTTGGTCGTTGCGGAACAGGTCGACGTACACCCGGGTCTGGTCGGTGCCGCTGCCCGGTACCAACACCGTGGCAGTCAGCGCTGCCGTGGGCTTGGGGATGCCCAGCGTGCGTGAGGCTGCCGGCCCGGGTGCTGCCGGCAGGCCGAGCACGTTGTCGGTGCGCTTGGGCACGCCGTCGCCGGTGTAGTAGATCTCCTCGGTGCTGTCGTTCGGGTTCAGGCTGCGCACCACGTCCACGTCCGTGGTCCACTGAATCCATGCGCTCGTGTCGCTCACGGTCGCGCGGTTCATGCGGTAGGCGCTGATGAGGGGCGTCGCGCCGCCGGTCGTCACCACCGTGCTGGCCTCGCGCCACGCGCGCAGGTCAGCGAAGCCCAGCCGCAGGTTCACCGCGTTGGCGCCCACCCCCTCGGGCAAGCGCTTGGGGTGCACCTTGCGGTTGCAGCCGAGGAAGTTGGACCACGCGGCGATCAGCACGGGCTACCCTCAGTTCGCCTGCGAGCCGGCCACACCGGCGCCGTCAGCGGCCATCTGCAGGTTCGCGTCCAGCGCCTTCACTCGCGCGTCCTTGATGCCCAGGGCCTGCAGGAACAGCTGGTAGTACTGCGCGGCAAGCTGCGGGGCCTTGGTGTAGGTCGCGTTCTTGCTGAAGCTGCGGAAAAGCACGTAGTACTGCAAGGCGTTGGCGTAGATGTCGTCCAGCACGATGGTGTTGCTGAGCGAAGCCAGTTCGGCCGGCGACGCCGCATAGACCACCTCGCCCCTGCCGGTGCCGTTCGCGGGCGGCCACACGTAGAAGGTCTTGGGGTCTGCCGGATCGAAGAAGCAGTGAATCGCCGGGGCCGCCGGGTCGCTGTGCCAGTTCGGCCGCTGCTCATCCAGCCACAGCATGGGCTTGATGGTCACGGCGCGGCCTGGCGTGGTGCCGTCTGAGGCGTAGTTGCGCGGCATCTTCATAAACTGGATGCCGTCCGTGAAGCCCAGGCCCGCCAGGGTCTGCCGCGTACCGGCCTGAAGCGCTGCGATGGTCGTCTTGACGTAGGCGCTCGGCAGGTTCATCACCACCTCGCGTTGACCGTCGTTCACCCACAGGATCTGCTCCGTGGCGGGCCACCGCACGCCGGTGGCGCCGTTGGTGTCCTGCAAGATGATCCACGCGCGGTCGATGATCTGCTGGCCGGTAAGCGTGCCCATGTCAGGCCTCCTCGGCGGTCAGCAGCGCGGCCAGCTTGGTCACGTCCTTGATCCGCTTGTCGAACTTGATGCCGCGGGCTTCCAGTTGCGCCACGATGGCGTCACGGTCGGCTGGCGGGGTTTCGGGGTCCGAGGTGTCCTCGTTGCCGACGAGGGCACCAGATGCGGCGCCCAGGGTGCCCTCGGTCTTCGGGGCTTCGGTGGTGGTGTCCACCAGTTCCCACACGTCCGGGTGGCGCTTGAGCTTGTCCCAGGCGGCCAGCGGCACGCTTTGGATGTCGCCGTGGCCGTACCACGTCAGGCCGGTGCCGGCCACGGTATCGGCGCGCTGGGTCTTCTGGCCCACGTACCGCACGGAAAGGTTGCTCATTGGCTCGCTCCAAGAAAAAAACCCCGGGGGTGAGCCCGGGGCCGAAAAACGGGCTTTCGCCCGCCAGGAGACACGAGGTGTCAGCGCGTCACTTGATGCCGCGGGCGATGCCGTGCGCGAACACGTCGATGCGCGGGTTGCCCGACTGGCCCGCAGCCGCGGCCGTGATGGTCGCGGTGATGAACACGTCCTCATCGAACGTGATGGGCGCGAAGGCGTAGCGCGTCGGGTTGGTGCCAGTCACCGCGGCTTGCAGGTCCGTGAGGGCTGCGCCGAAGTAGTTGGCCACCGGGGTGATGACGCCATCGCTGTTGGCGCGGCGGTAGCCCAGGCTGTACTGCAGCGTCGTGCCCGTGTCGCAGTCGCCGTTGGTCTTCCAGAGCTCGATGAGCTTGGTGCCGCCGGCCACGCGCAGGAGGTCCACGGTGTCGTTGAGGGCCAGCGCAGCGGGCAGCACGGTCGTGTCGTGTTCGAGCACGGCGTTGCCGAAAGCCTGCATGTGCGCAGCGTTGTTGGAGAGGCCGTTGGCCTTGTACTGAGGCATGGTGATTTCCTTCGGAAAGAGGAGGATGGCCGGCGCCGGAGCGCCAGCCGTTCAGGGTTGCGGGGGATCAGTTGCCGACGATGCGGCTCACCGAGTCGATGACGAACACGCCGTTGTCGGTCGCTTCCGCGTCACCGGCGGCGTTCGGGAAGGCGAAGCGGAACTTCGCCTCGCCGCCCATGAACTCGCCCATGTACTCGTAGTTGCGGCCGGCGTTGTACTTGTTCTCGATGATGGCGGCCTGCACGCCACTGTTCGAGGAGCCCTCGGCGCGCGCCAGGGCCTGCGCGCCCAGCAGCACCGCGCGTTCAACGCGGTGCGTGGTGCTCAGGCCTGCGGCCACCGTGCCCTCGGCTTCCGTCGCGGTCAGGCGGTTGGCCACCGGCACGTACTGGAACTTCGAGCCGGCGTTGAAGGCGATGGTGTGCTCCATCTTCTTCACGAGGATGCCGCGCCAGATGC